TAGCCAAGAGGAAAAACTAATCAGGATAGAGCGTCTTTGCAACGAGTACAACCCTACTGCTGGTAGTCGAGCCTACGCTTTTCTTATCAGTATCTACGATATTATCGAGGAGATTGAAGATGAGTAAGTATTACGAGATTCCATGTAGTTGGGAAGTTTATGGAACTCTTGAGGTTGAAGCTGATAGTCTGGAGGAGGCTATAGAACTGGCAGAAAGGGATGACTCTCCCATGCCTAATGATTCTGATTATGTTGATGGTAGTTTTGAAGTTGACAGGGATATTGCAGAGGAGATGAATAAAGATGAGTGATACTCCAATGTGTACATGGTGTGCAAGTACGGAACATACTTTGGTTGACTGTCCAATAGCACCTATACCAGACGAAATGTGTGCCGAAGGGTTGAAGTTGGTAGATAGATTTAGGAAGATGGAAAATGGGGAGATGGTGGAAGATGGCGGAGATTTGTCATAGATGTAAAGAGTCTTGTGAAACTGAACTTGGGATTGGTTATCACATAATGAAAGATGGCTCTATTCTTTGTGTGCTTTGTAGAGAGGCTATTAGAGATGAGAAAGAGTAAGTCAGAACCTTACGCAGAAAAGGTTTATGGTTCAGTTGTGTGTGAAGAATGTGATAGATGGACAGAAGTTGTTTATAAATGTTATGTCGCCGCACCAGTTGAAGACTACAAAGCAGGTATACCAGTAGGTAACGTAGTCTACAAGTGTTACCAGTGTGCATTTGGGGAGGGAGATTGAAGATGGCTGATTTTTGTAAAGAGTGTAGTGAGAAACATTTTGGTGAGGATTTTGGTGACTTAGTCTGTGTTGCACCAGAATGTAATGCGGCTAGAGTCTTATGTGAGGGCTGTGGTTGGATAGTAGTTGATAACAATGGAAAGAGGATTGAAGATGTTGACCTGTGAGAAATGTGAAGAAACTTATACAAGAGACCTCCGGTTTTATAGGATGTATGATACCAATGGGACTGAAGTAGTTGTTTGTGAACTTTGCAGAGAGGATATTGAAGATGAGTGGCCCAAAAAAGGGTGAGTCGGCAGGAGTAGTAGTTAAGTTAGTTAAATTTGATGGTCAATACTTTCTTCCCCTTCCTGCTGAAATTACTGATGGTTTAGGTTGGAATGTTGGTGACGATTTAGACCTCGAATTTACAGAGCTATGCGAAACTTGGGGGGAAACACAAGGATGTGTTATTCGCAACTTAACTAGGGAAAGAGAAGATGTATGACACTATAATTATTGTTGCTATATTTTCAGTAGGGATTTTTTCTCTACTGGCCGATGGCGGGAACTGGTGGATTAAATAATGATGTTACACAAAGGTTTTGCTATTCGTAATTTTGAAACATGGTCACATCGTAATGTGTGCTATATTAATTTCAATCATACTAAGCGTCCCTACAACATCCTTGATATGGAAACTCTTGATGAGCTTGACTATATCTTGGATAACTTCATCATAAATGCCGACTATCACTATGGGTATCCTTCAATCAAAGGCTACAGAGGGGTAGTCTTTAGAAGTTCTAAGGGTTCATTTGTAGTCGGGGCAAATGTTAAGGATTTTGTTTCGGCTCATGACGCACCAGATGAGGATATTGATAAAATCCTAAAGAAAGGTCAGGACATCTTTAATAAGATAGAAGACCTTAATATCCCAACCGTAGCAGTAATGAAGGGGATAACTATGGGTGGAGGTCTAGAGTTAGCTCTAGCCTGCACCTCTAGAATTCTTCTGGAGAACCCTGTACCAGAAGACACTGAATATACTACCTACCAATTAACCAAGCTGGCTCTGCCAGAGGTTAAGCTAGGGATATTGCCTTCATGGGGTGGTACTACACGTTTGCCTCGTATCATAGACCCTGTAAAAGCTATGGAACTTATCTGTTCAGGTAGGAATGTGGGTGAGTCAGAGGCTTTAGAGATAGGTCTTGTTGATGAAATAGTAAAAGATGGCACAAACTGGGATGAAGTTGCGTATAATATAATAAACACTGTTGACCACAGGAGTATTCAGGCTTACAAGTGTGTCGCTCCTAAAGTATCCAAATTCAAGATGATGCTGGCGGGGATGTATACTAAGTGGCTCATTGGGCGAAAGCAAAAGAAAATGTTTGGGGATAAAAACAAATATCCGTCTCCGTATAGAGCATTAGATACTTTTAAAATTTGCCTTAGTCTAACTAGGCATAACGCTCAATTACTAGAGCGTACTAATTTTATAGAACTGGTTAAGTCTGACCAATGCAAAGAGTTAGTGGGTAGGTTTCTTAGCGGGGAAAGAGAATGAAACAACTTAAAGAAGAACGCATTGTTAGTTATTTCAGGTCTATTGCTCTCACTAATGATTTCATTCTCAAAAGGATGAAAGAGATAAAGAATGGTAGACCCTTGTGTGGATGCGGAGCGTGTCATGAATGTTACTATGTGTATCTTCTAGATAATCTATCTAAGAGCTATGGAAAACAATAGAGAAATAGCAGACGTAGAATATCGAATAAGAAAACTTGAGCGTGGTATTAAGGTGGCTTATAGCGGCCTTCTTAATATAAAAGGAACCAGCGTAGATTACGATTCAATGATTAAACAATATGTCGAGGATATTAAAGATCTTAGGGACAGACTTGAGCGGTTAACAGAAAAGAAGCATTTTTCATCAGGACAATGGAAGATTTTAACCAAAGGGAGGCGACAACCGAAAATTCCTAAATGGCCTCTATGATACATCGGAGATAATATGTATAAGATAAAACTAGAGCAGATTAGTCCTTGGGGAGTAAGCACCGTAAGAGACTCATTTAACAGGCTTCCAACAACAGACCACAGAGACGGTCAGTATAGACTACGACGTTACTCAAAAATTAAACTGTGTCATACAGACCACTCTAAGTATATGAAGATGGAGTCTGAGGCTTTTAATCAGTCAGCACATTACAATCAATTTCAGGGCGGTGTTGATCGTAAATTTGAAGATATTGAGGATGAAGTAATCGAGAGTGGTGGTATGTTGGAAATGTGCGACACATTCTTAGAGTCCAGCGGTTTCTCAGACGATCACGAAATTGAAATTCATCAAATGAGGATTATTACTAGAGACGAACTAACTCCAGTGTCTCCAGAAGGGGTGCATCAGGACGGCTACAGGTTTATAGCTATGGTTGGAATTAATAGACACAACATAACAGGTGGAAATCTATTAGTCTGTAAAACCTACGACGGAAAACCGATACTAGACTTTCCACTAGAGAGTGGAGAAATGGTTATGCTTGATGATAAAGCCATGTGGCATAACGCTACTCAGATTAAACCGATCAATCCAGACATTCAGGGATATATGGATGCTTTTATACTGACGGCTAAATGAGAATAAAAGTATGCAGGAAATACTGGGAACTATTATTTACTGATCTAGATGAAGAAACTAGGGGGGAGTGTGATTCTCCCGACACACATCAAAAGCAAATAAGAATATGCAGCAGTGTGAAAGGAGAGGAAGAATTAGAAGTATTACTACATGAGTTACTACACGCAGCGGACTGGTCTAAAGATGAAGAATGGGTAGAGGATGCGTCTTGCGATATAGCGCGTATCCTTTGTAAATTAGGATGGAAGAGAGGCGACAAAAATGAAGATGTTTAATATTCCTAAAGAAGAAAGAAGTCTTGCAAACTACACTAAAGAGGCTATGTGTATAATTGGGAGATGGGGGCGAGGCTGGATGCTTGAGGACAGTGAGGTTATAACTAACGTAGTAAACGCTATTATAAGAGCAGAGTATGACTTTGATTCGTCTAGGGGAGTTAAAAGATCAACTTTAAGAATTACCTATGGTCGCTATCAGATCATATCTGAGTTTAGAGAAATGAAAAGATTAGGGAAAAGACCACACCACTTTTCTATCGAAGCTGAGCGTTTTGGCAAAGATGGTTGCGTTCACAAAAACAATTTGGGAGATGTAGAAGATTATAGGGAACCGTTTACCCCCACTGCTGAAACAAACGAGTATGTCGCTAAACAAAGAAATGTTGTGAATAAAATTCTTAAAACCAAAGCGCTCACTAATAAGCAAAGAAAATATCTTAAATTGCGCTACCTAAAAGGCAAGTCTGTTAACGAGATGGCAGAGACGTTTGGGTGTAGCAAACAGGCTATTCATTGTGTGGTGAGTGGTGGACTAAATAATCTGAGAAAGGAACACAATTGTCAGCTTTAGGTTTTTTTAATTGTGAAGCTAAAGGCAAAATAAGCGACCTTCTTTGCTACAGAGATAGTAGTACAGATGGAATGGGCCTATTTGCAGAAGGTTTTATACCGGCTTGTACAACTATACATATAACCCATGTTCACTCAAATTCGATTAAAAATTATTCTGGACCGTGCGACTGGATAAATATAATTCCCAACTGTATGTTTAACCATTCTAAAACTGACTGCAACTGTGTTATAGAAACAATACACAAAGAGAATGGATCAATAAAACAACTGGTTTCAATAAGAGAAATTAAAAAAGGGGAAGAAGTGTTGTTCGATTACACAACAGATGAAGATCTTGAACAACCAGAGAAGGATTGGTTAGTTTAAATCCTGTCTTATGGAATCTGACCGAATCAAAAGTCTGATAACAGACACCCAATGGGTGGAAAATGGGTATAATATTTTAGGGGAAATCATGACCGACGCTAAAGACGTTCTGACCAAAGAAACCGGACAACTTAAAATGAAGAGGATTGCGCCGATGAGAACTTATGACCTGATTGACCTTTTCTGCATCGGTGTATATAATCTGTTCATCTTCTCAGCGGGACTTGGGTTAGGTTGGTATCTGTGGAATGCTAGTAACTAAAACAACTTCCAAATATGGTGAAGTAGAGTACGAAACCGTAGTATACCTAACGGATGAAAACGTCGTTCGTATATATCAATACCAATTCGAGGGTCCAGAGGTATTATCCACGAATTGCACAGAATTAACATTAAAACAATTAGCTGAGATAACCACAGAAACAAGCCGGTTATATTTGTCAGAGTTTATTAAAAATTATAAGATGGAATGACAACTATGCCTGACAAGGGTTTTAATAAGTGGCTTGACAAACAAAGAAGAATAGACGCTTTTTGTGGCTTGATACTCTTGTTCACTATTTTTGGTGGTTGGTTCTTAACTGGAATACTTACAGGATATATATTATGGGGGATATAATACATAGTTTCGAGGAGCCTGACTTTCCGGCAAAAACGGCACAGCCGTATTACTACAACAAAGATGGAAAATTAAAAACAGTTTGGTGGAAAAAAATTGTATCCATAGGTGATCATGATAAACACGGGTCTCATAAGCAAGTTGGGTACAATCTTATTCTAGAAGATGGTCCCGGCCCTACCCATCTAGTGTATGGCCCAAATGATGCGTTGAGGCCTAAAACGGGAGATTACTTAGTATTTACACTAAACGAGAGTGTTTCAGAATTCGCTAAATATCCATCTTATGCAGTGACTCTGGGTAGACAATCACGCAAAGAGAAAATTTGGAGATTCAAAGAGAAAATCTTGAAGTGGTTAAGGATTAAATAATAACATGCGAAATGTCATATATAAGATACAAGGTGAAGAATCTCGCAACAAGGGGATCTTAGCCGCTGACGAAAGCTCTCCTACTATCGCCAGAAGACTTGCGTCAGTAGGTGTTGACTCTACAGAAGGAAGTAGGCACTCGTACAGACACACCCTTTTCTCCGCCGAAGGATTAGAAAATTATATTGGTGGTGTTATACTATTTGATGAAACCATTAGAAACGAGAAAACAATACAACCCCTAGTCGATAAGGGTATTTGTCTAGGAATAAAAGTAGACAAAGGGGCTAAACCATATGACCTACAGGGTCTTCTTACAGAGGGGCTTGATGGACTATCAAAAAGACTCTACGAATATAAAAACTTAGGAGCAGAGTTTGCCAAGTGGCGCGCCGTGCTTAATGTTGAAGACTCTGACGCTTGTGTTATTGCTAACGCTTGGACCCTTGCTAGATACGCTAAAAAATGTCAGGACGAAGGAATAGTTCCGATAGTAGAACCAGAAGTTTTAATGGATGGTAGACATCATATAACCGATTCTCTAAGATTTACAGAAAAAGTTTTACATCATGTTTTTGATGCTGTATACTACGAAGGCGTTGCATTAGAAACCATGATTTTAAAACCCAACATGATTCTTAACGGGTATAACAACTCAGTGAAAACGTCTACCTACGTTTCCGAACTAACGACAGACTGTTTTAAGAGAACTGTACCCGCTGCTGTTCCTATGATTGCCTTTCTTAGCGGAGGTCAACCTGATGGAATGGCGGTAGAAAATCTTAATGCTATTAATCAAGTTGGCAACCTCCCTTGGTATACTACTTTTTCTTTTGGTAGAGAACTACAAACTAATTCTTTAAGCCGGTGGGCTGAAGGAAAACTAGACGACGCTAAAGACGCCTTACTGCTACGGGCTGGAGAGTGTTGCCAAGCCACGTTGGGAGAGTTAGAATGACACTTATCTTCAAAAGAAGCGAAAGACTGGGTAAAGAGTTTTTCTGGGAAACAACTGCGCATCATAATGGGGGAGGAGAAATCGGACTAACTCAAATATGGTACGACGGTGAAGAAACAGTATCTCGTCATAACGTAGTTCTCATGGCAGAAGAACTAAAAGAGATATTGACACAGGTGGAAAAGTCTGATACAATGAAATGAAAGTAACAAAACCTAATAAGATTGGGATGCACCAACCAGTGTCAAGTAATGAACAAGTAAGCGACACGGTAATAAAAAAGAGGGTTCTTGACAGGCTAGGAAAGCCTAAGAACTTCAAGTCTATCAAAGCCAAGAACGTGTTTGGAAATAGATGGCGCATTAACGTCTGGATTGAAGAACGACAAGAGGCTTGGGATGTACCAACTGCTATCCTATGTGATAGTTTCTTTTGTGAGTTTAAAAACAATAGACTGACTTGTAATCCTAAAATAGAAAAGAAGTACTAAGGGGGCGAAAAGGTATCGACTGGTGGTGAAAATAATGGTTGCATGGAGTGGTTGGTCAGTAGGCCACTATAAAAGCTGACTAAATTTTAAATGCCGAACCTCAGTTCGCGTTAGCTGTATAGTGCAGCGGAGTTAGTATCTCCATTAATCAAACTACTATGACTCCGATAATTCGGATAGGAAGATCAACCAATAAATAGATCTGATGACCATAATGGTCTGACTCCGATAATCGGATAGCTTTGTCTGCTGTGTGATAACAACAGACTAACCATGTAGAAGCTATTGTGGCAGCTATTCAGGACGGGGGTTCGACTCCCCCCGCCTCCACTTTTAACTAATTTTGAAAAGGAACTATTGATGGCTAACTATGATGGAGCTAAGATGAAAAAGAAGGTGAAGTCTTTGAGCATCCAGTGCAATCTAGATGCCCTCACGAGGCATCAATTAAGATTTATACGTCTCAACGGCAGAAACCAGTCCAAGGTTCACGGTAAAGACGCCACTGGATTCGTTCATGGTTGTGACTCAGCAACAATTGAAGACATACTCCACACTATGGGGTGTGATTTATTTGGCGGTACTCGGTATGATATAACGATCCAAGTTAAAGAGATGCCCGATGCCAAAAAGAAAAAGAGAGCAGAAAAAGAAGTCTCGTGAAAAAAAGGCAAAGATCAAGGTTCTCAAACGCCGAGAAGACATAAGGAAGATGGCGAGACTGGAAAAAGAAACTGATAGGATTGCATGGGAAAATAGGGAAAGAATTGTCCCTATAAGAAATCCCAAAAAAAATTAGTTGTAAAACACTTTTCCCAAGGTACAATATTTAAGGATGTGTCATGCCAAGCACACAAGATATGAGTGAGTGGTATATAGAATTAAAGAGGACGCAGCTTTCTGATTTGTTTGCACAACACAATAGTCTTGTAGAGCAGATCAAAACACTAGAGCAACACATTGTAGAATGTGCGGCGGAACTATCCAAGGAGAATGAAGATGACGGAAACACAGTTTTTGGTAAGACTATCACAAACAACTGACGCCTACAAGTGGTCTGTTGAGAACAACAAGATTACTGGCAAGGCTCGCAACGGCAAGGCTAGGGGTCAGAAGTTTGATCCTCTGACAGCCGTTTGTCGTTATACCACTCAAGCCACCCTCACCTCATGTAAGGCCGCTTGCAAGATGGGTATGACAAAGACCTTGGCTTCAAATGTTACTGACGCGACCAAAGCCAAGTCTAATCGCGGCAACTCACAGGTTCTTAGAGGCAAGATGAGGCAAGTTTTAGGAGTTTAAATGTCTAATAAAAGTCTGCAAGCAATAACAAGGCAGTTTGATAAGGTTTCGTTAGAGAAAAATAGAGTCTTAAAAAGACTTCAATCATTGAAAGAGAAGGAAGATAAATTAGTATGGGACTTGAAAAGATATTTGAAAACTCAAAAAAATACTATATTATCACACAAACAGAAACCGCAGTAAGACAACTCTTAGTTATAGCTAAAAATAAAACGGAGGCCAGACGCTCTGCTGAACAGGTAACTGATGATGCCATTGAGATAGACAATACATTTGTTTCAACTGGCGTCACTGGTTATTCTGTTGAAACTATTACTGAAAAAGACAAGCAAGACTTAGTGGTTCAAAGAGCGGCAAGATGGCTTAAGCCTAAAGAAGAACAAGAGGAAAAGCCCAAGAGGAAGCGCAAGGTTAAAAAGGAAAAGCAACCCGAACGGACAGCAAAGGATGTCAATAAACTAGCGGATATAATAAAAAAGAAAACAAGTGCCTAAGTATTATGTTACTTGTGGAGAACTCAAGTACATTGGCGAACATAAGAATCAACATGATGCGGCTATCGAAGCCTTATTGGAAAAAGCTGGAACAGAAATTAAAGTTCTACCACATGAAATAAGAGTTTCCGAAGTGGGACATAAACCCCATGAGGATGACTTTATATTCAATACTACGCAAACTATGGACATGGCTGGTTTTGAGTTTGAGGATGAGGATAGTGACAACTTCAATCCCGATGACATTAACCCGGTGTAAAAAATCATGCCCACAAGCCAACAAGAAGCGTTCAGTATTGTAGAGATATTAGATGAATACTTAGACGAAGGACAAGCTAGAGAGTTAACCGCAAGGTTAGAGCAGGAGATTGGGCAAAAGACTGACAACGATTCTCTAAAGGTTAGTCTAGAAATGCTTAAGGCTTTATATTCAAAAAAGCCAAAAAGAATAGATTATGTAAAAAAGGCTTTACTGTATCTTCTGGTTGCTTTTCATATGTTTGTTATAACTGTTAACATAGTGGCCTTCTTTGTGCTGCCGTTTATGTATCCACTGTATGTCTGGATGCCCATTAATAGTTTTATATTAGTTACCACGTTCACTAGAGAGATATGCCCCCTAACTAAGCTAGAAAATAAACTTAGAACATCTCTAGGTATGTCTAGGATTGGAGGGTTTTTAGGACATTATCTTGTAAGACCAACGAAAAGGCTTTTAAGTGCTAAAAATAGTTGACAAATCCGTTCAACTTGCTCTGTCCTTATTTCCCCAAGCGTATTCTCAAAAACGTGGCTATCGAACCTTCCACTTTGCTTTTGGGTGGAAGAAGAATAAACTTCTAGCAATTGGACAAAATTATCCTGATAAACCTAGTAGCAAAGCTCTTAGGTTTGCGAGAATGTTCAAAACTCCCCAAACGATAACTTATCCCTATCTACACGCTGAAATAGACTTGGTAAGCAGGCTTTGGGGTAAAGTTCACATAGACAACCACATCAAGATCGTCGTTGTACGTCTTAACAAAACTGCCCAGCTTCAAAATAGCAAACCATGCAAAAGTTGCAGAACCGTACTAGACGCCCTTAACGTAGAAGACACATGGTGGTCTACCAACGAAGGAATTACTAATGGCAAAGTTCTACATCGAATCGGCGGATATAAAGAAGGTGATCGACGCTAAGACTCCTTTTGGTGCTTGCGTAAAAACCTTAAGTTTATATCTTAGCGAGGCGCAGGGGAGCGGTGGCGGGTCTGTGACTATTGGAGAATACTTTGTCGTAAGCGAAAGAGGCTTTTCGTCTTCTAGACCAAACAGAGAAATTAACACAATAAACGAAGTGGCGATAGATTCTAGAGAAGTGTTCGAGGAGTTAAAAAATGAATAAAATTATATGTATCTCTGGGGGTTTTGACCCTATTCATGTTGGACACATTAGGCTAATAGAGGCTGCTTCTGAACACGCTGACGTATTTGTCATTCTTAATAGTGACGAATGGCTGATGAGAAAAAAGGGCTATATGTTTATGACGTTCGATGAACGAAAAGAAATTATTCAGAGCATAGGTGTTGTTCACGCCGTCATTGACGTTGATGATGGCGACGGTACTGTATGCGAAGCCCTCAAACGTGTACGCCCGTCTTATTTTGGAAACGGTGGAGACAGACTATCCGACAATGTTCCAGAAGTAGAAGTGTGCAAAAAATTTGATATTAAGATGATATGGAATCTTGGCGGGGAAAAGATACAATCATCTAGCGATCTGGTACAGTCATACAAAGAACTTTCAGAAAATCCCGAAAATAGTTCTTGACTCCCGCCGACCTTCTGCTACAATGGTATACAGGTTGACAGTTTTCTTTTTTTGATTGAGTGGGGACTCAAAGATGAAGTTGAACACTAAGGTTAATAGTATTGAAAGGTCTGCCGACTTTGAGCAGTCGAACTACACTATCGAGGCTACCGCTAAGGCATTCTCGATTTTGTCGGACCAACTGTATTCCAACAAGGTCAGGGCAGTAATCAGGGAACTAAGTACCAATGCGTATGATTCTCATGTGGATGCTGAAAATGATGATACCCCATTTGAAGTCCATCTCCCCTCCAACATGGAACCTACTTTTTCAGTTAGAGACTACGGAACAGGACTCTCACATAGCGACTGTATGCACCTTTATACGACATACTTTCGCAGCAATCGAACCGATAGTAACGATGCCGTTGGATGTATGGGTCTAGGGAGTAAGTCTCCCTTTGCTTACAGTGATAGCTTCACTGTCGAGTCATTCTTTAATGGCGAGCATCGCACTTACAACGCCTATAAGAATGAAGAAGACGAACCCGTCTTTGCCCTTCTCAACACTCAGGCTACCTATGAGCCTAACGGGTTGAAGGTTAGCTTCCCCGTTAAGTCCGAAGGTTATGATAATGATGTTCAGGATTTTCAGAACGAGGCGGAAGACCTCTATAAGTGGTTTAAAGTTGCTCCGAAGATTACTGGTCAGTCTATAGAGATTGTGCCGGAAGAATATATCATCAAAGGTGATGGTTGGGCTGTTCGTAAAATTGATAGGAACGCTGATTATCATGCTGTTGCTGTTATGGGACAGGTTGCCTATCCTATCGACAACGATAACTTCGACGACAACAAAGAAATTAACCAAATCCTGAGAACCAACATCACCATTAAGTTTGATATTGGTGAACTTAGCGTTACTCCGTCTCGTGAGTCTCTCAGTTACAACAAGCACACTAAAAATGCTATCGTCAAGAAGTGTCTTGAAGTTAAAGAGAACGCTCAACAGGTAGCTGAAGAATCTATCTCAGAAGCAAATACTCTCTGGGATGCTAGAGTTGCCCATGTTAACCTTACTAGGCGTAACGGGTTGCTTGGTGGGCTTTCTAGTGTAATTGATTCCGCCGAAATTAAGTGGAATGACACCGACCTGTTTGACAATCAATATAGTCAGGTCTATATTGGTGACATTGAAGGTCTCACTGTTAGGGTTTATTACAGGGATGGCTGGAAGAAAACAGTTCAAACAGACAGTGTTTTTAAACTGCTGGTAGACCCTAACGCCGCTATCTTTGTTGACGACCTTACCCGAGGGGGAATCGGTCGTATTAAGCACAAGGTTAGGGAAAGCACCAGTAGTGGCAGATATGAGCATGGTGATTCTAAGTTTAAGATTTACAGGGTAAGTGGCACGGTTGAGGCTATTGATAAGTTCCGCGAACTGGTGGGATGTGATGAAAGCCACTTCAATAAGACCTCTGACCTTGATAAACCTGTTAGTAATAGGCATTACGAGGGAGAGAAGCGTACCAGTATTGCTAAATGGAACGGTCAATGTCGTGGCTGGAAGAAGGGTCAGAATTGGGATGATGCTAGTGTTGACCTTAACGACGGTGGTTATTTCGTAGAGATTAGCCGCTATGAAATTCAAAGTGGTCATGGAGCCATGACAGACCTTGGCACTCTCAGTGATATTATAAAGCATCTTAACATTCTTGGTCACGACATTGACAAGGATAAGATTTACGGTATTAAGACCGCTACTAGGCGTGGCAACAAGTTTTATAAGCTGGAGCATAACGAAGGCAAATGGATTGATATCTTTAAGCTAGCCAGCGATGTAGCTGACAATATTAGTGAAGAGGATAAAGAACTTATCCAAGATAAGATGTCTGTCAGGAGTATGTTTGGTAATCTTAATACAGAAATTGGAGATATTAGGAGAATCGCTGACAAGACTACTACCGCTAATGGTCTCAAACAGATTATTGTTCTTCACGACCACATTAAGAAGCAGCAGGAAGAGCATAAGGTAGACGACTTGTACAGTCTGTGTAGAATGTACAACGCTCTGCCTAAGAAGGTTGACAACAAGCACCAACCTCATATCAAGGCGTGTCTTGAGAAGTACCCGCTTGTTGGACTTGTTACTGACCGATACTGCTCAATTGATAAAGAACTTATTCCAGAGCTTGCCCGCTACGTTGACCTTATTGAAAGAGAGAACAATGCCTAAGTATGTTGCGGCAAAAGACCTTAAAAGTAGTCAAGAGTCTCTGTTTAATTCATCTGAGTCTGGCTACATGAATAAAAAGTCTGTAGTAAAGAAAGTTATCAAGAAACTTAACGCAGAACACAGGAGGCATAAATTAGAAAAGGCTCTTAACAAAATGAATGTAGAAGATGTCGTAATGTTGGGTATGGCTATTGAAAACGCAATCAAAAAAGAAATCAAAGCAGGAAAACAGACAGATGAATAAGACTACTATCGCGTTGTGGGTTGCTGTTGTTACGTTGGTCAACTATGGCGTTTGGCAACATGGTGAAAATACTCGCCTGAACGATATGCTTGAGTTGTCAGATATGCGTAGCGAGTTGAGTCAAGAGTGGACTAACGAAGTCACCTTCTCTTTGCTCAACAATTTAAACGACAACCATGAAGAAGGAATGAGGAATCAGGGGAGAATGGAAGGTATCGTTGATTACCTTACTAAGCCTGAAGACTACCAATCGGTTTGGCATGAAGGCTATCAGCGCGGTCTTAACCAGAGCGAAGAAATGGCTAGGATTGAAAAAGAAGCTGATGATAATGCTCCTTTCGATAGGCCAATTAATCCAGACGCCATTAAGAAGCCTGACTTTGACAAGAAGATTGAGAAAGTTCAAAGTGGTGGTGGGGAACAATAGTAATCGTGGGGCTTTTAGAGCCTCGCTAGGGTAACGGTCTTACCCCCCCACTCTAGACCACCTAGCGGGGTTCGTTTTTTAAACACAAGAAAGGTATTGAGATGAATTACATTGTTAGCGGCAACGGAACTATGACGATTGTGGTTGATAACCAAAGCTACACAATTGGTTACGACCATCCTAATTACTTGGCTATTAAGGAATGTGTCAATAACAACGATGCAGAGAACATCGTTGCGCTTATGGACATCCCTTCTGCTATCGAAAACTATGCAGAGGGTAAGGTTTCTGTCACTGATGGGGTTCTTCGTTATGAAGATGAAGAAATCCACAACACTCTTACTGACCGCATTATGTCCATGATGCGTGATGGGTTTGCCTTTGAGCCTATGATTAAGTTCTTGGCTAACGTACTTGAGAACCACAGTAATCGCGCTGTTCAAGAACTCTATACTTTCCTTGAGAATAAGAATCTTCCTATCACAGAAGATGGTTGCTTCCTTGCGTACAAGGCTGTGACTGATGATTATAAGGATAAGTGGACTCGGCAGATTGACAATAGCGTTGGTGAAACCGTTAGTATGCCACGCCGCAAGGTTAATGATGACTGTGGTATGGGCTGTGCTGATGGTCTTCACTGTGGCGCGCTGGAGTATGTTGAAGGCTATCGGTCTGAGCATAGCGGCGACCGTGTGGTCATCGTTAAGGTTAACCCCAAGGATGTTGTGTCGGTCCCAACTGACTGTGAGTGTCAGAAGGTTCGCACCTGTGAGTATCAGGTTATTGCTGATTACGAAGGTCCGCTTGAGAGTCTTATTCATAAGGGAGAAGATGGCCAAGCATGGACTGAAGGTGAGTTTACTGAATTCATGAATAACCTTATGGGTGTTACCGACACGGAAGAAAGGGACGAGCAGGATTATTTGGATGGAGATGGTGATATTTAAGTGGATCTTGAATGGACTGATTCTACCTATACTGTAGCAGCCATAATCTACATAGCGTTTGGTATTGGGTGTTTGTGTGGTATACTTCCAAAACTTAAATCACCTACGCAACAAGAGACTGTTGCAGTTTCCATTAAATTAAAACCAAAGAAAAAGAAAAAGAAGAGAAAGAGGTCTAAACCAAAACCGGAAGCAAAGCCGGAACCAGAACCAGAACCGGAAGCAGAAGTTCTCATCCTTACTGCTTCAGAAATAATTGAAGATGCTATCTCACTTTTGAGAAGTTTAGGACATGCAAAGAAAGAGGTTGAATCTGTAGTTAAAGAATTGGCTGCTAAAGAAAGATACGAGAGTGTGGAACGTCTAATTAAAGACGTATATAAAAAACACTCTTAAAACATTGAAAGGGTGGGAGTTTTCTCCCACCCTTTCTTTTTATGTGGAGGTGAATGTTATGAACAGGCTTAAAGGAATGACGTGTTATTTGTGTGGCCCAATGGACAGGGTTAGTGACGGTGGTATTAAGTGGAGGCAGGACATAACCCCGCAATTAAAAGACCTTGGGGTAGGGGTGTTAGACCCATGCGATAAGCCAAGTAACTATGCAACGGAAGACGACAACACTAGACAAAAGATTGATTCCTATAAGGAGGCGGGAAACTTTGATTCTGTATCGAATATAATGAAACCAATATGCGCTGTTGACCTTAGAATGGTTGACATAGCGCATTTCCTTATTGTCAATCTTGATTTAGACATTCATATGTGTGGGTCGTACCACGAAATGTTTGTAGCCCTAGGACAGAAAAAGCCAGTGTTAATAAGGTGTGTGGGGGGGAAAGAAAAACTGCCGAACTGGATGTTCGGAGTTCTTCCACATGAGATGGTATTTGCTAACTGGTTTCAGCTAATGGACTATCTATATCATGTAAATCACAACTCAGTAGTTGAACACTACAATAGGTGGAGATTTTTCGACTTTAACAAGGTATACGGAGTATAATATACTATGGCTAAATATAAAAGACACGTTCCGATCAAACAGGAATCCTACGATTACCCAACCAGATTTGGTAGCCACTCGTCCATGATCGACGAAGAAAAAACAGGCGAACTAAATGACGGCCAAAGGGTTGTCCTTGAGGACGAACATGGGTATTATACAACAGACAGGAAAAGATTAGATTCAGGATTAGCAGATCCCAGTAGATGTAAAGGCGATAGATTAACATTCTTCAAGAAGTGAGACTTGTCTTTTCAAAACTTTCCCGCTTGTAATACTCGTAGTCTGATCATTTCTGAGACCGAGTGAAAAGGAGAACAACAATGCTACACGTTCAATTCAATAGAAGAGACTTCATGAAGATTGGCGCAGTGGGTGCTGGGCTTTCTTCTATGGGGCTATCAGACGCCCACGCAGACTCAATGCCTGTTAACGATAAGTCTGTCATCTGGGTCTGGCTGGGTGGCGGCGCAACACAAGTTGAGACCTTCGATCCGAAGCCTATGGCTCCAGAAGGCATCAAAGCTATAAACGGTTCTATAATGACTAACGGAGACTTCCTCATAGGTGGGGATTTTCTAAGGTTGGCCACTAGGTCAGATAAGATTTCTGTAGTCAGATCGTTTACTCACAGAAATGCTAGTCATAGAACCGGCACGCACTGGGTTATGACAGGGCATAATTCAACTGACAACACTCCACAATCCATGCAGGAAGAACCGTCTTACGGCTCTGTTCTGTCTTCCCTGTATGGGCCAAACCATCCCCTCTCAGGGATGCCAAGCTACGTCAGGATCAACGGGATCAGCTTCGACGGTCCAGCGTGGCTAGGAGGTCAGCACAAGCCCTACGAGGCCAAAGGAGAAGGTGTTGACAACCTTAAGGCGCGGATCGAAGGTGGCCGGTTTGTTGAGCGTAAAGATTTAGTCGGTAGCTTTGACAGGCTCAAGCTAACAAACGATCTTGAAACTTGGGGAGACCTAAGAAAGCAATCGTACAGTTTAATCTTAGGAAAGGCTAGCGAAGCGTTTGACCTGAAGAACGAACCAGAAGCGACTCGCAATAGTTACGGAGAGGCCGGAATAGGCTCTCAACTGCTATTGGCCAGAAGGTTGGTTGAAAACGGCACTAAGTTTGTTACGCTACATTATGGCGGTTGGGATATGCACAGTAACATCTCAAAGTCTTTGCATAACAAGGTTCCGCCGCTTGACCACGCCTTGTCCACTCTTATAGACGACCTTCACGCCAAGGGGATGCAGAAGGATGTATTGCTTGTTGTTACCGGCGAGTTTGGTCGTACTTATCGTATTAATAAAAATGGTGGGCGAGATCACTGGCCCCAATTAAGCCCTCTCATGCTCTCAGGTGGTGATTTTGATATGGGTAGGGCGATTGGTGAGTCAACGCCTAACGCCGAAAGACCTAAGACAGAAGCCTTCGGGCCGATGGATGTAACAGCTACTCTATTCAACCATTTTGGTATTGATCCACAAATTCAAAAGACCGACTTTGCCGGTCGTCCCAGATATTTCATTGACGAGAAGGCAAGGATTATTCTATGATAACATTTACAGACGCGGCGTTAGAAAAAGTTCAAGAGTTTGGTGAAGGTCATCCAACCGCAGTTTTACGTATAGGCGTTGCGGGTGGTGGGTGCAGCGGCTTTGAATACAAGATGGGCTTCATTGAAGAAGAAGAAGTTGATGATACTTTTTCTAAATACAAACAAAAAGAGGTTTCGTTTGTCGTAGATAAAAAGGGTGAGCCATTTATTGACGGCTGCACAGTTGACTGGATTGAAGATATTATGAAGAGGGGGTTTAAGTTTGACAACCCAAATGCAACTGGAGGTTGCGGATGTGGAACGAGCTTTAGCGTATGAATGCACTTAAGTGGTATATATCTAAATTTCCAGAATCCCTGTATCCATGTAGTCAGGAGAATCAAGAGGAATACAACGCAAAGGTAATACTAGGTAGACAGAAGATGAGCGAGTCTACCGTTGTAATTTGTGGTATAGCTAGAGATATATCTAAAAATATTATGGCGAACATAGCCAGAATTGAGCGTTTGGGCAAGATGTTTGATGATTATAGGGTTGTTATATATGAGAATGATTCAACTGATAATACCGATATATTATTGAGACAGTGGGAAGACAAAAATTACAATGTGAAAATCTTGAGTGAAAAACTAGGGGATAAAAAACATAAGTCAAGCACGGATGTCGACAGGTTAGTTGCGCTAGCAAACTATAGAAATAAATATTTAGCAGAAATATTTAGCAGATCTGTATCCTCAGACTATATTATAGTGGCTGATTTAGATCTAAAAGGGGGGTGGAGCTACGAAGGAATATGCAACAGCTTTGGGTATGACAACTGGAGCGCAATGGGATCTAATGGGCTTTTATATGGACTGTCGCCATCTCTGAAAGACGAAGATGGAAGCCCCTCCATGATTAGGGTTTATTATGATTCGCTTGCCTTTAGAAGAATAGGCCACCCCGAACAACACGTAAGTTCTGAGATAAACGCCTTGACCTACAACAGGGGTGAAGAACCCTTTAGAGTTCTGTCATGCTTTGGGGGGTTAGCATTGTATAAGCACTCTGCTTTTCGGCATGACGCTAGATATTCAGGCCCAGACTGTGACCATGTAGAGTTACACAGCAGGATGTTGGATGTTGGAATAGACGATATTTATCTAAACCCCAGCCAGATAGCCCTGTATTCTAACGTTCACTATACTATGATTTAAACCGATGTCTAATCTTCCCATTAACATGATAATAGAGACGGCTTCTAAATGCAATCTCAAATGTGTGATGTGCCCACAGTCTTTGCCGCGCGACAATGAACACGCTGTAAAAAGACCTAAGTTTCTAGAAGACGATTTAATAGACAAAATTATTCCTATGATGAAGACCCTGCAAGCTGTCCAGCTTCATGGAATAGGAGAGCCTTTGATAAGTTCCTCTTTCTGGAAACTTCTCCAACACATACCCAAAAATTGCTGGGCCGATGTCAACACAAACCTAACAATCTTAACGGATCAGATGATTGACGATCTCCTGAATTCAAACTTGAAAGTATTGAATGTTTCTTTAGACGCAGCCGACAAAGAGACGTATAAAAAGATAAGAATGTATGATTTTGATACTGTCCTGAACAATTTAGCCAACTTCGTAGATCAAAAAAAATCTAGGAAACAAAAATACCCAGTGGTCTACACCAACATGACGCTTATGAAAGAAAATATTCATCAGATAATAGACTTCATGGATTTGACTATCGGGAAGCTTGGATGTGACACAGTAAAAGTATGGCCCATGAACAATTGGGGAGAAGCCAATCAGCATTACAACAGAGATTATGGAGATTGGACTTTTATTTATGAAGAGCAGGGTTTGTGGGATTATGAGTTCACTTATAATCAAAAAATAAGAGAAGCTAAAGTATATGCACAAGAAAGAGAATGGGATTTCATCGGATACGAATTTGGACAAATCGCAACCCGTGAAATCAGATAAGGTAGAGGAAGATTTAATCTATAAAGATTGCAGATACCCTTGGCATACCGTACAGGTACTAGCTGACGGAGAGGTGAGACCGTGTTGCTGGAGTACGGGGTCTTTGGGCAACCTACACGATAATGATCTAGAAGAAATATGGGACGGTGCGAGAATTAAGGACTTGAGAAAACATATTCTGAATGAAAAGATACACGAAATATGTGATGGTTCACCCTGTATATATGTTCAAAACGAGATGAAAAGAAAAAATGGATTATCTTAATAACGAACGGTGGGAGCAAGTAGGCCTAGACACCAACGACGTAGAGTTAAAAGAGTGTATTCTGACCGGACACGGAGAGGCAGAGGCTCTACCCCACACCCCGTTAGATTTAATCGATGTCAAAGGTAGAAAATACAAAATACTAGATTTTGGATGCGGCATTGGTAGACACTTCAAGTATTTCAAAGGATTCAGCACAGAGCTTCATGGCTATGACTTGGAATCCATTGTGGGTAGATGTGAAGAATTGTGTAAAGAAGACATTGATTTGTTAACGAGTGATTGGTCTACAATTCAACAAAATAAATACGACATGGTCATCGCTTCATTCGTGTTTCAGACTATGGACAGTGCAGAAGCAGTTAAGAAGTTTCTTGAAGACATGCGAAAAATTACTTCTACGTTATATATAACAACTAGATGTTATATTGATGGTCCTGAACACGAAAATGTTGCTAAAATAATACAAGATGATCCTAACTTCGAAATAGTAATGGAAGATTGTAATATATATCAATTTGCAAAATCAAAATACCCAAGTGAGAATCATGCTCAATTTATTTGCAGGTCTGTGGACGAAACAAGGCCAGTCAATGAATTGATTGATCTTAATTTTAAAGCCCCTTTTGACGATGGCACTCATCAATTCGTATACAAGTCTTATGCAGGTGTGATCAAGGATATAAAAGACTGGTGTAAAGATATTCCAGAAGTAAGTGCTGTTTGTGGCATACCACGAAGCGGATCTTTTATAGCGTCTATTATTTCTGAATATCGCAACATACCACTTGTCACCGTAGACGGAATTCTACACAACAACTTCTGTTGGAGGCCAAGTATATCTAGACCGATATATAAACCCACTGGCCCGATACTCGTCGTTGATGATACTTGCTGGAGTGGCTCCTCTCTTAAGAGAACTAAATCATATCTCAAAAACAAGGGAAAGTTTGTTTACGGGTTGATGTATATCAACGAAGATAGAAAAGATGATGTAGATTTTTTCTACGGGATTTTGCCGACAATCTACCATTCGTGGGAATGGAGCTTTCTGAGAGACCCTCAGTGCGGGGCATACCTTTGCGATCTAGACGGAGTTCTCTGCCCAGACTTTGACGGGACTATAGTAGATGGCAGCGCAGACTATGTAGAGCATTTGAAAACAGTTGAGCCAACGGTTTACGTTCCTCAATACCCATTGATGAAAATTGTAACCGCTAGACTTGAAAAATATAGAGATATTACCGAGGACTGGTTGGCTCTACACAAGATTAAATATAAGCAGCTAATCATGAGTCCATACGACTCCGTAGAAGAAAGACTCTCCAACGAAGGTTTTGGCAAATGGAAAGCGGAAGCTTATTACCGATGTCCAGAAGCGGCCCTTTTTGTAGAAAGCGAACACGCACAAGCCGCCGAGATATATAAAAGAACAGAGAGACCTGTCTTTTGTATGGATACAATGACACTGTTTGGAGGGGTAGGAATAGATGTCCCTGATAGATAAATTAGACATAATTAATTGTAAGTCTTGGATGAGTATAGGAGATTGCAATTATGAGTACGACTACCCAGAAGAAGGACAAATACCACCTTCTGGTGTGGTGTATTGTAATATAGAACACATAACAAAGTTTTTCGACAAGTGTAAATTAACCGATAATAAATATGTAGTAGTCAGCGGCTTCAGTGATTCTGGACCGGCGTACCAAAAAGAGCACCCGGTTGCGAACGATATGCTAAAATGGTTGCCGTTTTTGGAAGAAGAGATATTAAAAATTGGATACCAATCTCTAAAGATTGGCCCAAGATGTAATATAGAGAATTGCAACATAGATGATGTCTACTCTGTAAAAATGTATTCTTTTACGAACGCCACATTCGACAAGATACCAGATAATATCATTAAATGGTTTGTTGTAAATCCTCAAGTAATACAAAATAAAATTCAGGGCATACCGATAGGCGTCGGGACTGCTTCTACAAACGATATATTCAACACTGACTTAGTCTCTTTCGAAGATAGAAAAAATTGGCTATATATAAATTGGCAAAACTACACAAACGAAAGAATGCACTTAAAAAATTACTTTGAGCGCAATGATTTTGACTGGGTTACATATTACACAAAACCTGAAAGAGACACACTCGATTATTTTAAAGACTTGGCGAGTCACGTTTTTGTGGCGTGTCCTTTTGGAAATGGTCTTGATTGTTATCGAATACTAGAATCTATTTACTTGGGTTCAATACCCATAGTTATTGATTGCCCAATGGTTAAATACTTGTCAGGTCTTCCGATATTGACGATACAAGACTGGGGTCAGTTGAGTCTAGAGTTTCTGAAAGAACGTCATAAAGAACTTGAAAAATTGGAATTTAATCTTGACAAGTCTAAATTATCTTATTGGAAAAACATAATAAGGAGGTCATTTGATGAAGGCGTATCCTAATATGGCCACCCGAATATTTGAAGATTATTGCGAAGAGGCTAAAATTAATACGAGTTACAATTTGGAACAGCTTAAAAAACACGCTGGCTTACTAGCTGTAGAATCTAAAAATGCTCATCCTTTCATGGGTTCTTGCACCCAAGCCATAGTTAATAATATAGATTGGGATTTTATACGGAAGTCTATGGATGATGAAGCAAGATAAAGCTATTAACATAATATCACCTCTAAACCAACTGGGTTACGGCGTTGCGGGTCTAAATATAGTTCTAGAACTAAATAAGCTGTTGGAAGTTTCGCTGTGGCCCATAGGACAACCGGAGATTGACAACGTCCATGTAGAACAAATCAAAGAGTGTGTCAGAAGGTCTGAATTGCCTGATTTTAACGCACCTTGTCTACGGATCTGGCATCAACATGATATGAGCCAGTTTGTGGGCAGGGGTAAAAAGATCGGGTTCCCTATTTTTGAGCTAGACAAATTCACAACCGTAGAATCCCACCACCTGAGCAGCTTGGATAAGATACTTGTCTGCTCCGAATGGGCAAAAGAAGTCTGCCTAAACTCGTTGCCTAATTGTCCACCAGTCTCTGTAGCCCCCCTAGGCGTAGATAGAGATATATTTAGAACGGATGTGTCTTCTAGATCTGAGACCGTGTTTTTTAACTGTGGAAAATGGGAAGTCAGAAAAGGTCACGATATTCTAGTCGAAGCTTTTAACAGGGCTTTTTCTACTGAGGACGACGTTGAGTTGTGGATGATGTGCAACAATCCTTTTTACTCAGACGAGGAAAATAAATATTGGGAAGATCTGTACAAAAACTCCCCCATGGGCAACAAGATTAGAATAATTCCTAGGCAAAGCAGTCAAAAAGATGTGTATAATATAATGAGACAAGTAGACTGTGGTGTTTTTCCGTCTAGAGCAGAAGGTTGGAACCTAGAATTGTTAGAACTGATGTCTTGCGGCAAACACGTTATTGCCACCAACTATTCTGGCCATACTGAATTTTGCACCAAAGATAATTCTATGCTTATATACACGGATGAAAAAGAAGATGCAGTTGACGAAAAGTGGTTCTTTGGTCAAGGACAATGGGCTAAAGTTGGAGACAAACAGGTTAAAGAGATAGCTTTCTACATGAATGCTATACACAGAGCCAAGCAAAGGGGTGACCTCCTTGCTAACAAAGAATGTATAAAAACAGCCGAAAAATTTTCTTGGAACAATACAGCAAAGGAGATCATTAATGCCGTCTCCACGTAAAAGCGAACAAAAAAAAGACTACATATCACGATGTATGTCAAGCGAAGAAGCTAAGAGAGATTTTCCAGATTCAAAACAAAGAGTCGCTTTCTGTAACAGTAAGTGGGAGAATAAGTCTAAGGGTGCTTATGAATATGAAGACCCCAAGACTGGAGAACTCTTTTACTATTCCAGAAGGGGTGTGTATAGAAAAAAGGGAAGAACTTTAATATTTAAAAAAAGAACGAGAGGTGAAACTATGTCTGATCATATTCTAAATAGAACATCAGAGTCTTACGCCGATAAAAAGGCTGGGTATCCCCCCAACTGCAACGAGGGGTATGTTGAAAAAGACGGCAAGTGTGTTCCCGTAAAGAAAGATGCCGTCGCTCACAACGGAGCCGGAAAAGGAAAAGAACCGGGAACAAGACCCGAAGACCTGAAGCCGGTAGTGCCCGAAAAGAAGGTCAAAAAAGTCACAGAAAACGACGAAAAGAAAAGCGACACATGATATCCACAATTATTTTTTCTAAAGACAGAGCGAACCAGTTAAACCTTCTACTGGAGAGTATGAATGAAAACGGTTCGGACTTATTCGACAGCACAGTAATCTACACGGCTACTGACGATGCTTTTCAAGAGGGTTATGATAAGCTGCTGGATAATTACAGTGATGTGAATTTCATTAAACAGGAAAACGCTCCGTCTGACTTTAGAGAAATAACTTTAAACGCCATTGATAATTGTGGTGAATATGTCTGCTTCTTTGTTGATGACAACATAGTCTACAGAAAAATAGATGTTAATTTTAATTCTATTTCTGAATTGTTTGAACACGACGACAACGTAGTCTGTCTATCACTAAGACTCGGGGCCAACACTTTGATACAAAATGAATATAAAGGCACGTACTCTCCTATTCCTCAAAAAGTCGCAGTATTTGACGACACTTACCTTTTGTGGGATTGGACCGCTCTTCCAGAGCACACTAATTTTGCATACCCCTTTTCTGTAGACGGACACATATTTAAAACTAAAACTATCTCTGATATGATTGATTATGATTTTGACACACCGAATGGTTTTGAAGGCAGGGGCAAAGCAAACAGTCTGCCACCGGTTATGTCGTGTTTCTCAGAGAGCGTTGTAGTCAACACCCCCATTAATATTGTTGGATCTTCGGCTAACGCCGCTGGCGTTAAGCATGGAATTAGTTTAGAAAAGCTGAATGAAATGTTTTTGGAAGGACAGTCGATAGATTTTAAGTCTATGGACTTCTCAAACGTGAGAGGATGTCACCAAGAAATTCAATATCAATTTAAGGGAGAGATCAAATGCTAGACTTCATCAAAGAACACTTTTTATGCTTGGGTATTGGGATTGCAGTAGGTTACTGTCTGCACTTCTGCCCCTTGCTATGTAATTGTGCTGGCGTGTGTCCGGTTGCCGGTGGCGATAAAGCCGTCTGTGCTTGCGACGACTGCGCTTGTGACGTATGCAAATGCGACGACAACGGCTGTAGCTGTGGGAATTGTCTTCCCAAGTAGATCGCCGCGATTTAACGTAAGAACCTAAAGGAAGGATGATAATGAGTCCCACAATGAAAGCTGCCAGAGAACATTTTCATGCAAAGGCGGCGGAAGCTAGGGTTAGGCTAGATCTTTACTGTAGCAACCCCTTGGCTGTAGGAGATCACTCTAACGTAGTAGAAGAGGTCGTTAAGGCTACACGAGATTACGAAAGCGCAATAAGTTGCATGGCAATCTTGGACGCTGTATCGAAAGAAAGCTAGGACGGTATGACTTCTCTAAAGTATAAGGTTAGGGTCAACCTTGGCATATTTACAACAACCCTTAAAGGAGAGGTGGTTTACAGCCTTCTTCTTTCTGAAGAAAACACCATCCCCAATTATTTACTCTATGGCTCCCATCAAACTGTAGAAGATGTCATTAAAAAAATATGTCTAAAACACTTGGACGTTGACCCATATTGGCTTGATGTAAAACTTATAGGTTGCGCTAATGTAGAAACTGATGATGGTCTTGAGCTATATCTAAACCACGGAGTTTTTATACCAGAAGATGTTGAAGTCACTTCTGGCTCTTGGGTAACGCTTACTGAATACAGTCAAAAGAAGCGAGATTCTCTAGATAAGGAATATGACAAATTACTAAACAGTCTAACCATAATAATGAGATGAATCTAAGTGGTAAAAAAAAAGATTCACTCGGGTATGTAATCTATAGCATCGACACGGACGGCGTCGTATGGGTAGACGCAGAGTGGGGCGACGATAACAGCCTGTTCACAGATATGCTATACGATCTACACTCAGGGCAACTCCTTTCAGACACTCTTAGTTTTTTTGAAGAAGAGTGCGCCCAAAACGGACGCGAAGCATCCTATGCCGCCCTTGTAGCGGGTCTTACAAAAAGGTATGATAGACAGGCTAAACAACTTCAATCCACACCGGTTGTGAGACCGACAGAAGTTTTTCCCGACAACCCCTTCTAAAGAGAGGTGTCTATGACCTCCCAACAAAACACTATAGCGTGGGAAAAATGGGAAGACCCAGAGGCCGAAAGCAGTCCGAACAGTCTGCAATCCCTGTTTTCTCCAAACTTAGACGCTGAAGAAATCTCCGAAGAGCCTACGGAGTATGACTTAGCTAGTTTTTTTGAGAGTATTCCTAAATTAGTCAATACTCCAATGGGTATGTACAATGTAAATGACAAGATGAGTCCAACAAAGCAGTTTGACTGCTGGCTTGGGTATACCGATTTTGACATCACTTACGAAGTTCAGGAAATTATTGAAAGAACCCCCGGCGTTGAAGTTCTAATGGTTCTAACTAGATACAGATTTTTTATAGGAATAGGAAAATTATTTAGCTTCAGAGATGTTCGAGTAAATATAGAAAAACAAGTTTGCTCATCACCGGCTTACCACGACCACGAGCCGACTTCTGATGCGATAAACCTTCTTAAAGATGACTTATGTTCTCATAAACATTGGGCCATTTTTGTTTTCCCCAATGGAGAACTTGATTGTATATCGTCTGATAGCGACAACGATAAATTATTTAAAGAGACTTTGTTGCTATATAAAAATGCCAAACTCATAACTGGCGGGGTTTTATTGCATTCAGACGATAATTAAAAGCCGGAGGACAATGAGAGGGCGTAGGAAATGTATGTATCAAAAAATGATTCTAGACGAAGATTTTGATAAAGAGCTTAAAAATCCTAACAATATTAGGATAATGAGTAAAGTTTGTAGCTTCTATCTTCGTATTATACCGCCTGATGATATCCACAGATGCAAACTTGTTGCTCTGTGGAAAGCTATGGTTAGATTCAATCCGTTAGGCGGTCAAAAATTTACGTCGTATCTCTACAATAGTATAAAGTGGGAATGTCAAAAAGAGCTTTATCTAATAAATAAGTTTAGAAAGGGAGTTGCATACGACGATATGCTAACTGAATGTATAGACAAAAACAACTTCGAAATCTTCGACATTGTTGAAAAACTTCCACCAAAACTTGAAATTGTTATAAAACAAAAATTCTTTTTTGGATTAACCATGGAAGAGATAGGCAAAGAAAATAACTATAGCAGAGAAACTGCCAGACGGTATGTGAAGAAGGGGATTGAGAAATTACAGGAGATATGCAAGTAACATTGTCGAAATTGGTGTATAATATATTAGGATTGGAACTAATACTAATAGGAAAAATAGGATTGATGGCCATGAGAAAGGTATTTTATAATGGCTACAACTACAGTATCAGGTACAGGCACAAAGAACAATGGTGGAACCGTTCTAGGCGTTACGTCTCAGACTACCACCACGAAAGGTTCTGCCGTAACGAGAACACTTCAGGTTAGCGATCTTGCGGTCTCAGAGACTCCCGACGTAGGCTACGGAGCCAAGGTAGTGGCTCTTACTGGCAGTAAATGGGTTCCCGGTATTACAACCTCCAAGGGTTCCGGCGCCATAGCCTACCAGCCCAAGGCCAACGATCCTCAGTTCTTGATTCGTGGCTATGCTTCGAAGATTAACAATGTTGCTTCAACACTACTGACCTTCCCCGGAAGCGAAGTGCCAGAGCGCGTTGCTATTCATGACCTATCTGAAACCGAGCGTATTCATATCACCAGTATTGCTTATGCCACCGGTATTGCAACCGATGGCGGTAACGCTGGCGACAATGTTTCGTTCAACGCCGATCACGCTGCCACGCCTACCCGTGCAGTTCCCGGCGAATTCACCATTCTGGAAGACTTTGTTACGTTTACGAACAACAACAAGGATTATCCTGCCAAGACTGGTGGCTAATTGACAATTTTAATTTGACCGGAGGGGTCGGTGGTCAATCGACCTCGGCCCCTCTTTTTATCTTGGAGGCATCATGGAATCAGACATCTTTTCAATTCCTGCTTTGGCGGCGGTCGTCGCAGTAGTCTTGGGTTTGGGGAAGGTTATTGAGGTTCTCATTTTAAAGTCTGTTCCCACAAAGTCCGCTTTGATGGACGACGAAAGAAATTGGATGCAACACACCTACAAGGTGATATCTAGACAGGATGCTGACGGCACTCCTTTGGTTTATGTCCCGAGAAGTTGGGCGGAAACCCAAAAGGAAATGCAGCACATCATGACACAAATCGTTAATGATCAGAGAAGGATCGCTGATATATTAGATAGAATAGAAAAAAAATTAGAGAGTGAATAAATTATGTTAGTCCCTTACCGCGAAGCAGTATCCCAAATCGAAGAGGCAGATGTTTTACTGTTTCGCGGCGAGGGACTAATTTCTTGGCTTATTAAACGTTATGGCAGCGGAGTTCACAGCCATGCTGGAATGGCGCATTGGGATGATAATGATCTACAGTGTGTGGAATTTAGAGAATTTCAAGGCGGAAGAGCCGTCTCCATGAAATCTCAGGTTGAAACACATCCTAATAACATTGATGTATTCAAAGCGGCTGATTACATTGAATTTGATGGCAAGGGCTACAAACTCACAAAAGATGTTCGCAACGAAATAACGGATGTCATGGGGAGTATTACTGGCTTGCCATACGGCTGGACAAACTTCTGGAAAATAGGAAAACACTACTTGCCGTTTTGCAGATTAGCAGAGCAAAATACAAAAGACAACGATCCGACAAACGTATTCGTTTGCAGCACAGCCGTTGTTTATGCTTACAGGCAGGCTTATTTAGATCCTGTTCCGTACCTAGCTGACAGCGCGGTAACACCTGCGGACCTAGCAAGGTCATGTCTTTTCGAATATAAGTTTACCATCCAAAAGGATTGGTAGATGCTACAGGATTTAGGAATCATTATCTTAGGATTTGCAATTTCACTGATAATTTTAGGCGCTATGACGAAGGTCAAGAGCGATTGAGGAACGCAACAATGAATAAATTTCTATGCGCAGTTACGCTTTTCTTAGCGTTGATTCTAAGTAGCCAGCCAGCCTCGGCACAAGCTCTAACTATTGACCAAGCATTAGACGCAGTATGTAGAGTGAATACCAACGGAGCCAGAGGCAGCGGAACTGTATTTCAAGAAGATAAAGAAAACTACTACGTACTGACCAACGGTCACGTAATTGGAAGAGCCAAAAGAGGCCACTTGGAATTTTTCCAAGACGGCTACAAATCCGCAATGATTCCTTTTAAAACCGAATACGTAGCTTACGAAGAGGGTACTGCTCTTGACTTAGCCATAGTCTCAGTAAAAAAGAAATATTTTGGCCGGTATCCCCCGAGAGTAATTCCCCTAGCCCCCAAGGGTACGAAAATTGGGGCGAACGACCTCGTTATGGCTGGCGGGTGTCCTTCTGCTCAATGGGTTTGCGCTTGGAAAGGTAGAGTCCTGAGAAATGCGGGGGCTGTTGTTAGTTTTAATGCCGCTCCTATTGGCGGTCAATCAGGTAGTGGAGTTCTCATTCTTATCAAAGATGACAAGGGAGAGACTCACACTAGACTGGGTATCTTGCTGGCTTGGAGAGTTGGAGACGGGGCTTGGACAGATGATGGCCCAGATGACTACGGCGCTGGCTTATCTCTAAAGCAAATTTATGCTATCATTGAGGGTAATGGTCAGGGGCATCCTATTGAAACTTCTTACAGTTTAGTGTACGAAGAAGAAGAGGCTATAAACACTAAGTCCGCAGCCGAACGACTAAGTAAAGTCTGTCCGCATTGTGGTCATAAAATTAAAGATCATGTGGTTATTCCCTATAAGGGAGGTCTCAGGAAAACCATCAAGGGTGAGTTTATGTTTTGCCCTGAACTGAAGATGACCGATGGCAGCGTTGAAGATACGGCAAAATATTATGGTGGCATCAGAGTTGGCGAGCTATACGAAGGAAACGGTCTGTTTCCTTGGTGTCCTTGGGATAGATGTCCCCCGCCCAATCAACCACCTCAATTGCCACCTTCTAACCCAAACCCTCCAGACGGTGGCGGTGGCTTTGATGGTTGGCCCGGAAGACCAGATCCCGGTGGCCCTGTTGATCCACCTATCGATTTTACAAAAGAACGTCAGGAGTACCTTGATAAGATTACAGAACTTCAAGAAAAACTAACCAATCTTGAAGCTCTTTCCGAAAGCCTGAAGGCAGAATTGTCTGGAATTAATGGGAATCTTTCAGGCGCTAATAATGAAATTAATGGCCTAAAAGAATTACTAGGAACTGTTGAGGGGCAGAAAGACTCTCTTAAATCTAGAATAGATCAGCTATTAGGTGTTGTTAAAGATAAAGACAACAAAATTTCTGATCTTGCAGAAAATGGAGTTCACTATCTAGATGGGCCTACTGGTGGTAATGGTAATACAGTTGAAAACGTTAGTTTTACCCTTGGTGGAGCCAGCTTAGGCATGCTAGCCCTTAAATACGGAGTTCCATTTTTACTTAACAGAAGAAGGAGAAGAAAAAAGAAAAAAGAGGATGACGAAAACGACGATGATGGGTATGATATTGATAGGGAAACCCCTGCTCCACCCCCAATAGAAGATAACGGGTGTGGAGGTCGTGTACACAAACACGTACATGAGCATCAGCATTATGGCATTCCAGACTGTGGACCTGTGAGACCTCAAGAACATCAAGATGAATATGTGATGGATCGAAAAGATCTCCCTAAAGGCCGAGGCGTGGATGAAATGCCAAGTGATTTTCTCCCTTACGGATTTAAGGCTACCAGCCCAGTATCGTCACCCGGATTAGCACCACAATTACCACATGTACCCTTTGGTTCAAGGAAGTCTATTGCCCCAGAGCAGATTATGACCACTCTGGGAGAATTGGTCAATGAGTACGGAGACGACCACACTATGACCGCGTTTCAAATTGACACTTTATTGCGTCAAAGACTTAAGAAGAAATATAATATCGAGTAAAGGAGATATAACATGTCTGACACTTTAGCAACCCCCACCCACGATGCAATCATTCCTTACATGTTTGAGGGAGTGAAGTGGGCTATCCCCAACGTAGGGGACAACAAAGAAACTCACAACCTAGCACTAGGCAGGTTGTTTGACAAGGTTGGCGAGCATCTACAGGCGTTCTCAATTAGAACAGACTGTTTTGTTCCCGGCCCTCCGACGCTTGGTGCGGTAAAGCATCATCACAACATGTTCGTTCGCCTGAACGATCTTATTGATGTGAACACCAAGAGAGATAACGTGGAGCGTCTTGAAGCTCATCACATTACGCACGAGCGTAGAGCATTCAAGGTCTATCCCATTAGATATTTTGATGTAAAGAATGACTACTGCCGTCGATGGATCGAGCTTTGCTTACAGGGCATGAGCAATGTTGTTCAGCTTAGTGAGAACACTTGGTCAAACGACTGGAGTGAGTCTACTGCCATCGAAATCAAAAAGCTGTTCCGTGAAGCATATCGTCTGATGTGCGTAGAACTCTTCAGGGTTCCTTACGCCGAAGCGGAACTCGTTTTTGATAACACGACTCCGTTCTTCTTGACATCAGAACACTTCGGTGGTTATGATGTATCACATATCCCCACTATCGAATGGATCAAGCATCCTGCTCTTGGTAGTGAGTTTACAGAAGATGAACTCAGATCTATTTCCACTGTTAATGTTCCTGTTGCTCCCGGCGTTGCGGAAAACGACGGCAATACCCCGCAGAGAGAAATCGAGCGGCGTATGCAGGGTGGTGGAGAAGTAGTTAACTAACTGCTGCTGTATATACTAAGACTTAAAGGAAGGACTCTGATGATGAAGGTTATGTGGATAGCTACGCTAGTTGTATCCATGTTTGTTACAACTACAAATGCACAGGACAATGTACTCTATCAACATCTGCAAGACGTTTCCGTCACCGTAAAGGCGGCGGGTGGAGAAGGCTCTGGTGTTATTGTAACGAGGGAGGTCGAAACTTCTCCAAACGTCAAGCAGAAGGTTAATTTTGTCTGGACGGCAGCGCATGTTGTTGATGGCCTTAGATCGGTTAGAATTGTCATCAAAGATGGAAAGCCTCAAACAATTGTTGAGTTCAAGGACGCTCAAATTGTTAAAGAATTGGTTGAGGATGGCCGCCGTGTTGGCGAGTTCAAGATGGAAGCCAAAGTAATTAAATACTCCGATGCTGAAAACGGAGAAGACTTGGCTCTCTTGATGGTTAGAAAGAAAGGTTTTGTTGACAAGAGCACCACTTTCTACAAGAACGCAGGTAAACCAGTAGCTATTGGTACTGAGCTATATCATGTCGGCTCTTTACTAGGCCAAGTAGGCAGTAACTCGATGACGAGAGGGATTTGCTCTCAAGTTGGAAGAGTTCTTGACTTGGGGACTGGAGATGGTGTAGTCTTCGATCAAACCACAGTGACGGCTTTTCCGGGGTCCAGTGGTGGTGGAGTATTCCTTAGCGAACGTAGCAAGGAAAAGGCGGGTCAGTATGTCGGAATGCTTGTGCGAGGCGCTGGTGAGACTTTTAATCTGGTCGTTCCCGTAAGGAGAATGAGAGCCTACGCTAAGGCAGAGGGTGTTTTGTGGGCTATTGACACAGACGTTAAAGTCCCCTCTATTAAAGAGCTTCAAACCTTATCAGCAGAAGGGCCAAGGTCTAAAACTACGCCCGGTACTAAGGTCACTAAAGACTCTGTTAAATTCCCAGTGCTTCCTCTAAGAAGTGGTGAAAAAAATGCGATCAAGCGCAAATAGCATATTTATAGCTTTTTTAGTTTGCACAATAGTCAATATAGGTCTGACCGTATACTACTTTGAAGTGCTTCCTAAAAAATCGAATGTGTCGGCTTCTCCCAAGTCGCTTACCGAGACTGCGGCTTTAGCCTCCGCTATTAATAATTCTAATAGGCAAGCAGTCATGAGGGACACCGTCATACTTCAACAAGCTTTAAAAATTCAACACCAACTTGAAATGCATAAGGCCCAAAAAATTGCCATGTGTCCATCTTGTTCAAATGCAGGGTCACCTAATACGGAATATACGCTAACTAAGGACGGACCTCTCTGAAATGGATTTCGTATTACTTTTTTTATGGAGTTAGAAGAATGCTAGAGAAAATCACACCACTACTTAAATCCCGAAGATTTTGGGTCGCCGTTGGCGGTATTGTTGTAACCACCACCAATATCTTAGGTTTTGACCTAAACCCAGATCAGGTGAACAATATTGTTCTTCTGGGCGGCGCTTGGATTGTTGGGGACAGTCTAAGATCTTCTTAAAGGCTAGCAATGAAAATCAAGAAGACGGATAGGATTGTTGTTACGGGTGGGCAAGGTTTTTTAGGAAGAGTTGTCTGCAATCAACTAAAGTCTTCTGGATACGCTAACGTAATAGACCTTCCGGGTTCTCGCGCGCCAATGTCTCTTGACCTGACTAGGCATGTAGATGTAGCGAATTTATTTTACCGTCATAAACCTGATATAGTGGTGCATTTAGCTGCTAGGGTTGGTGGTATTGGAGCGAATAAAGAGAACCCCGGAAGGTTTTTTTACGACAACATGGCTATGGGTCTTAATCTGATAGAAGAAGCAAGAAAACATAATTGCAAAAAGTTTCTACTTACCAGCACGGTTTGCTCTTATCCAAAATTCACACCCGTCCCATTTAAAGAGTCTGATATATGGAATGGGTATCCAGAGGAAACGAATGCTCCGTATGGAGTAGCTAAAAAAGCTCTGATGGAGATGCTTCAGGCATACAGAAATCAATACGGCTTAAATGGGATAACTTTAATCCCTGTTAATATGTATGGCCCCGGCGACAACTTCGACCCAAACAGCAGTCATGTAATACCCGCTCTGATACTCAAGTTTAAACAGGCAAAAGCCAATAACGACAAAGAAGTAGTAGTCTGGGGCAGCGGCAACGCCAGTAGGGAGTTTTTATACGTAGATGATTGCGCTGATGCAATTGTCATGGCTCTAGAACAATATGACGATCCCTACCCCGTAAATATAGGGACCGGAAAAGAAATAACAATCAAAGAGCTAGCCGTTTTTATAGGTCAAATAGTTGGCTATCAAGGAGAGATCATATTTGACTCAGCTAAACCAGACGGACAGCCGAGGAGATGTTTAGATACAAGTATGGCGGAATCCTCTTTTGGATTCAAAGCGGTCGTGGGTCTGAAGGAAGGTCTAGAAAACACAATAGGCTGGTTCAATGAAAGTAATTTGCTCGACAGTTATACGAGCCGCTGAAAAAGGCTCCGTACATGGTGGCCTATATGTTGTTGACGTTGACAACGATGAAATCATAAAATATATCCCGTATGTGGGAGAGTTCGACAACGAGAATGAGAGAGGCGGTGAGAGAGGCTTGCGCGGGATTGCCGTCGCGGAAGATAGAATCTTTGTTGCTGACTCCAGTGGGTTGATAGAGCTAGACAAACAAACCTACGAAATAATAAACAAAAAACAAGATAGAGATTTTTTCAAATCCATACATGAAATTTGTTACTTTGATGGTCATATCTGGGTAACGTCTACTGGGTATGACGCAATAGTCAAGCTTGACCTAGACCTCAACATTATTGAGTTTTGGGAAATCTTAGGAGAAAGCAAAGAAGACCACAAGGTATTCACAGGTAAAAGACAAATAGATCCTGAAGAAGCTATACCTGATGATAAATATCATATCAACTCAATTTCTGCCTTTTCTGATAGATTGGTTTTTTCTGCGCTTATAACACATTTATATGACTTTGAAACTATGCAAGTTGTAGAACCTATGCCCTCTATCAATGGGGTAAAAAGTTTTCAACACAATTTTTATGAGTATGACGACTGCTTGTTAATAAATATGACGAGCTTAAAACATATAGGAATTATCAAGGATGGGAAACAAACATTCTTTCCAGTTCCACCTGCGGGTTTCGCTAAATTTTCAGCGGATAAGATCGCGGAAAATAACTGGAATAGGGGGTTGACTAGAAGTGGAAATTATGCTATAATAGGTTCGTCTCCCGCTCGCTTGCTAGTATTTGACATGAATAAGTGTGAGTATGTTAAATATCTACAGATAGAGGAAGACATTAAACACTGTGTTCACGGTTTAGAAATATTAGAGGTATAGTCATGGATAGAAGAGGGTTTTTAAAGATCGGTGCTTTGGTTGCGGCTACCATCCCTTTTATTGGAGTCGAAAGCTCAGAAGCCGCAGATGTTCAAATCTTTGTCCGAAACATTGAGCATTCCATTGACACACATAGACTCAACCAGTCTGCTCATTTATACATCAACCAGTTTTACCAACCCCGTCCAATGATTTGGGTATGGACTCCTCATGGATGGACTATCCAAGCTCAGCCCGTTTATTATAGAAGCAACCTAAGCTTCCAAGGGCATTTGCAGGGGTATCGTCAGTTGGTTCAGCATCGAGACAATATCAAGCAGATTTCAATACATAATGCAGATTGTATTTATATACTAGAAGATGGAACTATTAAGATCTATGACAAAAGTCAAGGAGCGATTATGTCATCTTCTAAAATTCCTAATTACGCCGCCGGTCTTGGGAGGATAGATGCACACTACAGAAGTAGAGCTAGGTAGCTGGGACAAACCAGTAAATAGCATAATAAACCACTTTGGTTTTCATGGTGGAAAAAAGCAAGCTTTGTTAAGTGATGTAGCCCTGTTTAAAAAGCTTGATGATAAATATGGCTGTTTTGGTTTTAATGGTATTAAAAAGATCATAGAAATCAATAAAAGCGATGTCAATACGCTGTCGGTTGCCGCGAAAGTATTGGGGTTTCGAGGAAATTATAAGGTGTGTAAGCCAGACAACGTAGGTAGAATATTAGACGAAGAGTTTGATCTGTGTGTGATAAGACAACAGGGACACACCGATTTAGTAAAGGATATTAGAGCTATGTACTCTTTAAGAGCGTTTTAAAGTATGGGTAAAACAGTCCGCAAACAAAGCAAAAAAGACAAGCGTCAGCAGAAGCTTAGAAGACAAGCGAGGCAAAAAAGACGTGTCGCAGAGCCGACCAAGCTGGGATGAGTATTTTTTGGGCATGGCGCATTACGTGTCTATCCGAAGTCACGACTCACAAACTAAGGTTGGGTGCGTTATAGTGGGTAGCCCCAACGTTGTTGTTGGGGTTGGTTATAATGGGTTTTGTACAAATGTAAAAGAGGACGGTCTTCCCACTACTAGACCTTCCAAATATCCATTCATTGTACACGCAGAAGCTAACGCTGTAAGCAATTTAGTTGTAAAACAGATTGATTCCTACAAGACGTATATTACTCACCTGCCCTGTGCCAATTGCGCAAAACTGCTTTGGCAAACCGGCATACAGGAGTGGTTTGTTCCAACGGGGTCTAAGGCTCACGGGGAGACAGAGGAAGATAAAATTGTCTACAACCACCTCATAGAAAACGGCCTTGAAATCACATATCTTGATTTCGATTACAAACAATTTTTTCAAGAGTGTTTCGGTCTTTTGTAGTGTATAATATGTTATGGTTGTAGGGTTTGGATAATGGATTTAATAAAAGAGGTTGAGACGCGAGAGGAATTATATTTAGAAATACAAAACGGCGATATTAAAATGGAAGCAATTACAGTAGAAAAAGAACCCTCATATTTAACAAAAGTATTATAATGAAAGAACCACCAAGAGGGATAACAACCGACTGTAAAGTCGTAAGAGTTATTGATGGAGACACAGTAGACGTAGCAATAACGAGAACGGTTCGCGTTAGACTGCTTGACTGCTGGGCGCCAGAAACCCGCACTAAAGACGCTAAAGAAAAGGTTAAGGGGATTGAGTCTAAGAAGTACCTTAACAATCTATTGAAGCAGGTTTTTTATAACGACCTAGCGGCCAGAAAACAAAAAAAGATCACCCTCTTCATCCCAGCCGATGAACAAGGAGAGCTTAAAGACAACTTTACTTTCAGCAGGGTCTTAGGCAGATTATTTGTCGATGGAGAAGACGTGTCTGAACGCATGGTTGAGTCTGGAAAGGCTACTAAAGACAAATGAATCTTAGAGGAAATAAGAGGGACAAACCGTTTACAATTAAGCTAGCGAGCGGGAAAGAAAAATCTTTCCAAGACGGCGCTGCAATGCACGAATGGTATATGAAGAATAGGCCTCATCAATCCAGAAAAAAGAAACGCCCTAGCAAGGGTTCCAAAGATAAACAGTAGGAATAATGTCTGTAAAAGAATTAGAGAACTACACATTTGTTTCTAAATACGCTAGATGGATACCGGAGAAAAAAAGAAGAGAGACTTGGAAAGAATCGGTTGATCGCGTAAAAGGAATGATGCTTGAGACGTATCCAGACGCCAAAGAAGATATAGAGTGGGCTTATGATATGATGCATAAGAAGAGAGTCCTAGGCTCTCAGCGAGCCTTGCAGTTTGGCGGCTCCCCCATTCTAAAACACAATGCTCGCATTTATAATTGCATCGCCTCATTCATAGACCATCCAAGATTCTTCCAAGAGTGTATGTATCTTCTCTTATGTGGTTGTGGAACAGGGTTCTCTGTTCAGAAGCATCATGTAGAAAAGCTACCGAAGCTGGTTCAAAAGAAAGAGGGCAGTAAGAAATTCACCATCCCAGATACAATAGAAGGATGGTCTGACGCTGTTGGTGTTTTGGTCAGCAGCTATTTTGAAGATTGCGAACTGTTTCCTGAATATGTAGGGAAGACCGTAAACTTTGACTTCTCAGAAATCAGACCAGCCGGATCATATTTAAGCTCAAGCTCCGGTAAAGCCCCCGGACCTGACCCTCTAAAGAAAGCCTTGGGAAACATTAAGAAAGTTTTAGATAGATCGTTGAAGGAGGCGTTATTTTCAACTAGAAAACTGAGACCTATAGATGTCTACGACGTTGTTATGCATGCTGCTGACGCTGTTATTAGTGGTGGGGTACGTAGAAGTGCTACGATTTGTCTTTTCTCTCCAGATGATGAAGAGATGGCACTGGCAAAGACTGGTAATTGGTTTCACGATAATCCTCAACGTGGTCGCTCTAATAATTCTGCTCTCCTACTCCGAGATAAGACCAGCCCTGAACAATTTACGGCATTGATGGAGTCGGTCAAGGAGTTCGGGGAACCGGGCTTTGTATGGGCGGATTCTACAGAGTTCGTAGTTAACCCCTGCGTTGAAATTGGGCTTTATCCCATTGACGATCAAACTGGTGAAACTGGCTGGCAAGCATGCAACCTAAGCACAATTAATTGCGCTAAGATCAAGACCAAAGAGGAGTTCTTAGAATCTTGCAGAGCGGCGTCTATCATAGGAACTCTACAGGCTGGGTTTAGCGAGATGGCGTATCTGGGAGAAACCACCGAAAAGATCCTTCGTCGTGAAGCCTTGTTGGGTGTTTCTATGACAGGAATCATGGAGAATCACGATATTTGTCTTGATCCTGATGTACAAAAAGAGGGGGCGAGAGAAGTAAAGAAAGCCAACAAAGAAATCGCCAAAAAGATTGGTATCAATCAAGCCGCTAGGGCCACCTGCGTGAAGCCTGAAGGCACAGCCTCTTGTATTCTTGGAACTAGTTCGGGCATCCACCCACACCACGCCAAGAGATATATCAGGCGCGTGCAGGCCAACAAGATGGAAGATATCTATCAACACTTTAAGAAGACGAACCCACGAGCCTGTGAAGAGTCTGTGTGGTCTGCAAATGACAGCGACGATGTTGTAGCGTTTTGTATCGAAGTCCCTGATGGCTCCAAACTGAAGAATCAAATTGGAGCCACTGGCCTTTTGGAATATGTTAAAAGTACACAGCAGAACTGGGTCATGATAGGGAGGACAGACGCCCTTTGCGCCCAACCCTATCTACAGCACAACGTATCCAATACCATCAACGTTAAACCGGAAGAATGGGAAACAGTAGAAAAGTTTATATACAAGAACAGAAAGTATTTTTGCGGGGTTTCCCTGCTTCCTCTTAGCGGCGACAAGGATTACCCTCAAGCTCCTTTCACGACAGTGCATCTTCCCAGTGAAATGGTGTCTCACTACGGTGATGGCGCAATGTTTGTTAGTGGACTTATAGAAGTGGCACTAAATTTATGGGAAGATAACTTATGGGCGGCTTGTGACTCGTTGTTAGGTTTTGGCAAGAAAATAAAAGGCAATGGAAAACAAGAGTGGGCCGACAGATGTCAAAGGTTTGCCGATAAATATATGGATGGAGATATTAAAAAGTTAACCTACTGTATGAAAGATGTTTATAACTGGAAAGAATGGGTTGACGTTAAAGGCTCTTACGCCCCTGTAGACTACACCAAGTGTATAGAAGAGCAGGACAACACTACCCCGGAGCAGGAGCTAGCCTGCGCTGGCGGCGTGTGTGAAATTATCTAGGATATAGGATATAAGATGTTTTTTATAGAACAATGTGTGGAGGAGGACGAAATGGCTATGGCAGACGAGGTGGGGGGATTAGAGATTCAATTACTATCGGACAAAGGGACGCTACCATCCAAAGCGAACCGTTTTGACGCTGGGTTTGATTTATACGCCTCTGAGAACGTTTTAATTCGCCCAAAGGAAAGATCACTGATTAGCACAGATGTTGCTATGGCTATACCCAAGGGACACGTTGGTCTTATTTGGCCTCGGTCAGGGCTTGCTGTGAAGCATGGAGTGGATGTTTTTGCTGGAGTTATTGACTCTGGGTATAGAGGAGAGGTTAAGGTTTGTCTATACAATTCAGATAGCGAGATCTTGGAAGTCAGAGAAGGCGACCGGATAGCTCAGCTTTTAATTCAAAAAGTAGAGAACTATTTTATTAGAGAAGTGGAAAGTTTGGATGACAGTGAGCGTGGTGACCAAGGCTTTGGTAGTTCTGGTAAATAGAAAAGAAACCTATGAAAAGAGGCCCAAAGAGATCACTAAAACCAAAAACCCCAAATCAAGCTGAATACATAAGAGCTATATCTGAAAATGATATAACATTCTGCGAAGGCCCAGCGGGGACTGGTAAAACTAGCGTAGCTGTGGGGCTGGCTTGTCAATATTTGAAAGAGGGAAGGGTTCAAAAAATCATAATAACTAGACCGGTTGTTGAGTCTGGGAGAACGGGGTTGGGATTTTTGCCGGGGACTTTTAAAGAGAAGATACATCCGTATCTGATACCTATTCTAGAAGAAATGAAATTATACCTGACACAAGCGCAGGTAAAAAAGTTTCTTGATGATGACACGATAGAGGTTGTTCCTCTGGAGTACATGAGGGGCAGAAACTTTCACAACTGCTTTATGATCTTGGACGAAGCCCAAAATACAACGTATGAACAAATTAAAATGTTCATAACCCGTATAGGTAGAAAATCTAAGGCGGTCGTGAACGGAGACATAGACCAGAGTGACTTGCCACCTGCGGCAAGAGGAGCCTTAGAGAATTGCCTTGATAAGCTAGAAGGAACGAATTTAGTAGGGATAGTAGAATTGACAGACGATGATATAGTTAGAAATAGGATTATATCCGCAATATTAGCTAAACTTTAAGCCTTCGTAGCTCAACAGGATAGAGCAACGGTCTTCTAAACCGTAGGTTACAGGTTCGAGTCCTGTCGAGGGTACGTGCATCCACGTCATCTGGACGGTATAATATAAGCGAGGAGGAGACCATGGCTGATTCAGTTAAAACATTAATAGTAGACTGCGATGGCGTTATAGCAGATAAGAACCATGGTGGTGATTACAGTCAGGCTGGACCACTACAACACGGCATAGACCAAGTTAATAAACTTTATGACATGGGATATACTATAACTCTATACACTGCTAGATATGGAGACAGAGAGAAGGGTAATATCCATCGCCAATATGAGCGTGGATATAAGGAATGGACAGACTGGCTAGAAGCACGCGGTGTTAAATATCATCATGCTTATATGGGAAAACCCGCTGGCGTGATATACATAGACGATAAAGCTGCTAGGGTTCGCGGAGATGATGAGTCTGGCTGGTCCGATGTTTGGGAGGAAGTATCTAATCTAGAAGGTAAAGACAGGTATGGCAATCCAGAATAATCATGAAAACTCTTATAAGGCTATTTAACAAATACGCCTACGCAGTAACATACGCCGAGCTATGGCTTTTTATAGGCTTTGCGTCTGCTATTGATATATACATGTCTATAAAAACTCAAGAGTACCTACTTGATCTTGAAATGAATCCAGTAGGAAGATGGCTCATACGGGTTGACGGTGGAGATATAGCTTTGTTTATGGGGATAAAAACCGCCGGAACGACACTTGCTCTTGGGATCCTTGTCATGCTATACCAGTGGAACAAACGCTTTGCTTGGGCCTCTATTATTGGAGTAGTCCTTATGCAGATGTTTGTTTTGTGGAGCCTACAACAATGAGCATGTTCGATTCGTTATTTAAAAGAAAAAGAAAGTTTGAAAAAAGATACAGTATGAAAAATTTTGAAGGCAAGCCCTTCAAAGTTTTTAAGCTAGAAGACCTGCATAGAATTAAAGATATAGGCACGAAAAGCGATATGATACAGGGAAACGTGTTAATATTCCTGTCAGAAAATCTTATCAATTTAAGACATGTTTGCGAGCAGGTAGTAGAAGCTCAAGAAAACAAAGACCACGACGGTGTTCAATCTATAATCAAAGACATAAAAAAGATGCTGTAATGCCTACATATGAATATAAATGTAACAACTGCGACCACTCTTTTGAAATAGTTCAATCTATGAAGGACAAGGCCAAAAGAAAATGTCCAGAGTGTAAAAAGAGTAGATTAAAGCGCGTTCTTGGGACTCCGTTTGTTTTTGTCAAAGGGGAGGCGAAAACAATTGGACATTTGGCTGAAAGAAATACAGAAAAAATGGGAAGATACGAATTAGGCGATAAACGCGGAATACAAGAAGAGGCAAACAATAAAGCGAAAGAGGCTAAGGGGAAAACTGAACAGCCTTGGTATGTTAAAGACGCTGCTGCTAATACTAGGGAAATTAAAAAAATGACCCCAGAGCAAAAGATAAGCTACATTAAGAAAGGCCAGAAGTAATGGCAAATACTGAGAAGACTGCTCCCCATCAAGCAATAGTTACAATGATGATCAACGTACACGAAGTTGAAAAGACGGGAGAGTGTTCTCCTAGGCAAATGAGTAAAGAAGAGCTTGCGGAGCTTGGCGTAATGGCCAGCTTAATACCAGTTGTTGTAAAAGGTAAAAACAAATATGACTGTATAAGAAGATTGCATCAAAAAATCAGGGAATTTCATGACGGAGATTAGATATGACAAGTTTTTCTCAAGGCTTTAACAGTGGCGGTGGCGAAGAGGAAAAAACAAAAGCACAGACTATTACCGATTCTATAGAACTTTCTTGCTCTAACTGCGAAAGAGACCTTTGTAGAATTGTTAAAGTCAAGGACAATGTCGATAAGAAAATAGAAGTACGATGTGAGTGTCCTTTCTGTGGAGATACAAGTTTTACCAAAACCATGACTGGCGAGTTCTATATCGCGCCAGCCAAGGGGGTTCTGTTGGCTAGCGCCGATCAAGACGATCTAGGAGACTCATTTCTAATTCGTGTGAGGAAAATCGATGTCTAGACATGAGAATGAAAATTTAGATTTCCAAGCGCCAGAACCTATTAAAAGGTTGTGGTTTGGATACACCATGGAAGCCCGTGCGTGCGATGTTGAAGACAAGAAATGTTACGCAAAGCAAGTAGATAAGGAGATAGGAACTGCTCTGTCTTCAACATACTATCTTAAGTTTGGTAGGGGGAAGATCTTTGATCCATGGGGTACTTATGCTGGAAAACAAAGAACTGGAGATTGGGATTGGAAAAAAGTTTCATTTTCTGTTTGGTCGAGATATATGAAATATCTGGCCAGTAGAAACTCTAGATACCTAACACATGCTGAAAGGATGATAATAGATGACAGCCAAAGGTAAAGGACCACTTTCAAAAGTAGAAAAGTTTTACATAGAACAAAATTGTTCAAGTCAACCGACAAAAGAAATAGCAAAGGATATTGGCCGGTCTGTCAAAGCCGTAGAAAAGCACTTGGCTTCTACTAAAAAAGAAGTTTCTAGCCATATAGCAAAAGCCAAGAGCGAAGAGCCTAATGCTGGAGACTTGATGATTAGAAACGAAAAGTATGGAGTTTCTATAATGTCGCAGGAGGCGTCAATGTCTGGAGATGATTCACCCCCCAGTCAAAAAAACACATTTAACCCCAATGTTATGCATAAGATAAAAAAGGAAACATAACATGGTTAATATTTGTACCGCTCCTGATTTGTATACCGCCCAGTTATTTGAAAAGCAAAGCGTGTGGGTCGCAACTCTTTCTACTGGGGAAGATGTCATACAAGACGACGATAGAGAAGGGGCAGAGCCGCCTAGCGCTTGGTTGAGACTAGGACAGCATTGCAAAGAAAACGACTGCTATATCACAGATATGTATATACAAAATGGAACAAATAAAATTGAGATGGAAAAAGGCGCTGATGGATATTATTTTTGCAAATCAGCGGGTGGGTTTCTCTACGGAGGAGATACAATTCATTCGTATATCATTGGCGTGTTAAACGAAGGTGTTTTACGGGTGACATCATGGGGTGTCCCTCAGTTAACATCTGACTTTGCAGAGACCAGAGACGTAAACGATGTTCCCATAGAATGTTTGATTACCAAGAAAGGCGCTTTAAGTGGCGAAACAAAGAAGTGATCGAAGTAAGTATAAATCCCCATCAACAGGCGAATATTGCACAGCCGCTCAATACATAGCCGAATTAATTTGCCAAAGACAAGCAGAGAAGGACAACGTTGGAACCCCCGCGTACAAATTTTGGAACACAGAAAAGTGGAAGAAGTCCTATACCCACCAAATAATTTTAGCTAACCGCCTCGTCAAAAAGCACGACGAGAGAGCAATCATCAAGGCTCTGAAAAGCAGTAGAGGGAAATACATCTATTCTCTGAGATTTCCCGGCTTAGAAAATCTGATCAAAAAAGAAGAGGAATCTCTTAAACGGTCAGACGATAAAGACTCTGTCATCAAGAAAGTAGACAATAGTCATAAGCCCAGAAAGCCTTTTGGAAGCAAGAGCAATCTATCCAAACTAAGAGATTTAGACAATGAATGAATATTATGACAAAGTAGAAAAAGACATCATTAAGAAATATGGCGAGATTATGATTGATTCAAATCTCGTGATAGAAGAAGATATTTTCACTATCCCTGTCAGTCCTGCAATAGACATTGGGTTGAACGGAGGAATCCCAGAAGGTAGCTGGGTTATTCTGTCTGGCGCACCAAAGTGCGGGAAGACTACGACGGCTTTGCAAATAGCTGCGAACTGCCAAACCGAAGAAGCTGGCGGGAGGATGGTGTACTATTTAAACGCCGAGGGCAGATTCAAAAAAATGAACCTAAGCGGTGTAGAGGGGTTAAATCCTGACAAGTTAAAACTAATACAGTCCACTCAGGGCAACATCTTAACAGCAGAAGACTTCTTGACTATCGCAACCAACATCATCAAGGATCATCCGGGCTGCGTAGTTATAATAGACTCTGCCTCTGCGCTATCTCCAGAGAAGGAGATGCTTAGCGAGATAAACGGACAGACTAGAGCCGGGACGCCCAAGCTATTATCCTCTTTCTGCAAACAAATGGGTACAGTGGTTCCCATACAAAACACCATCATTATTATTATCCAACACTTAATTGCCAACACTAGTGGATATGGAAAGGCTTATATTGAAGATGGTGGACAGAAAATCAAATACCAGTCTGACATCAAGCTAAGAGCCAAGAGTGTCAAGAAATGGAGCGTTGGAAACTCCGACACCCCAATTGGACAGATAATTTCTTGGACCGTAGAACATTCTGCCTTGGGTCCACCGGGAGCAGTAGTAGATAGCTATCTTAGATATGGCAAGGGTATTGATAGTGTTTGTGAATGGATCAATTTAGGAGCAGATTTTGGCCTGATCTCTAAAGCTGGAGCTTGGTTTACATGCAACTTCATGGAGAATCATGAAGAAGAAGCCAAGGCTATGGAATTTGATCCCACTACTAAATTTCAGGGTCAAGAGAAGCTATATAAGTTCCTACAAGAAAATCCCGATCTGTTAAAATTGCTAGAGTCCGATATTAAAGCCATGCTATGAAAGTAACCGGACTAGACGGCAAGACATATACGTGGAACTTGACTAACCATGTTCCCTATAAGGACGACGATAGGCCGCGCTCACAACACCATATACGTGCGAGATCTCTCTTGACTGGAGAGTTCCCCTACGATAGAATACTGGAAGAGATCTCCCTGCCGGGGTGCGGGCTGTTTGCGGATTTCTATATCCCAAAAAGAAAGATAATGATTGAGGTTCATGGGTCTCAACATTATGAATACAATTCTTTCTTCTTTAAGAGCAAGGCCGATTTTTATAAGGCTCAATCAAGAGACAGGGAAAAGGCTAGATGGGCATCCCTTAATGGTATTGTCTATATAGAATTTCCTCATGGAGAAAATAATGATGAATGGAGATACAGACTCTTTGACAACAGTTAAAGATCAACTAGCTAATTTTGAATCAGTAATTCAGTCATACTTAACTAAACAAGGGGTTCATCAAGCATCCTTTAATGAAGAAGCCGAAAAGGTATTGAATTTAACACACTTTGAACTTAAATCTCTAACAAGTGTAGAGTGCGGAGAGATGGCTTTTGTGCTGTCTCAATACGCTCTTTATATCCAGCAAGAGATAAACGCTCATACAACTAGGCTTAATTGGGTCAAAAGCAACATAAAAAGAGTCGTCGCTGAGCGTTCTAATGAATTTGACAGATACGTTAAGTACGAAGAAAAAGAACAAATCGTTATAGCAACTGATGAACGAGCCACTAAGCTCAACGAAATATTATACTACGCTACCGCACTAGCAGACAGGCTTGCTTTCATGTCGGGTAAAATACAAGCTGTTGGCAATGCTCTATTAGAGTTACAAAGAAGCAAACGAAGGGTAGATAATGTCACCTAAATGGATGGACGCCATAAAATTATTTACAGACAATGTGGAAACAGGAGTGCTAACAAACGATATAAAGCTAATCCAAGACAGTCTTGAAGAATTCATGGGGGAGAAGTTGGCCGGAATGAGCGTTAAAGAAATTGAAAAAGTCCCTGATAATAAAAAAGATGTAAGCGAGACAGTAGAAAAAGACGACGATGATTTTACAATGCCCGCCGGAACACAAGAAACAGCCAGAAGACATACGGCCAAAAAAGAAATATTGGATTTGTCAGACAGGGGAAACAAGTTTGAAGATGATGGCTCAATAGAAGCGGAAGATACTAGTGGATTGATAGATGATAAATCTATTAAACCTGTCACCAGAGTAAGGCGAGCGGCTAAAAGCGATGTCGCCATAGAATGTAGCGTATGTGGCAAGGAAGAGTTAATCCACCCTTCTCACGTTAGAGATTTTTATAGATGCACCGCTTGCTGTAGGAATTGAAAAATATGAAACAACAGTCTTTGCAAGACCCCGCTGCGGAAAGGGCGGTTCTTTCGGGCATATGTCAGTATGGTCACACCGCCCTTGTTGATGTTGATGATATTATTACTGGAGGTACATTTGTTCATGAATCCAATCAAATTATTTACAAGTGTTTGAAAAAAGTTCTTGATAATTCAGACCAAGTAGATATATCTTCTATACTTTCATCAGCAACCGAGTTAAACTTCTATGAAGCGCTTCAGTCCAAAAAAGAGCTAGAGTACATAAGGTCTATATTCACCTTTCCCATACACTTAGAAAATGTCAGAAAACACGCACTTAAGATAAGAAAACTTGAGTTTTGCAGAGAGATACAATCCAAGATTAAGCAGGCGTATACAGATCTCTCAGAGGTTAGTGGCGAAGAGACTATAGATGAGATATTGTCAATAGCTGAAGCTCCAATATTTGAGCTTTCCTCTTCTGCAAACAGAGGGGATGACAGTCGTCCGGTTTCTCTGGGTAACGATATTGAAGAATACCTAACATATCTAGAAGAGAATCCTAGCGAGATGATGGGACTCAGTAGTGGGTTCGCTAGGTATGACACCGCAATTGGTGGGGGGTTTAGAAGGAAGTGTGTAGACCTTGTTGCCGCTCGGCCAAAAGTCGGTAAAAGCATGTTTGGCGATAATGTTGCCATGCACATTTCTGGCGAGCTTGGCATGCCTGTTCTTATGCTTGACACAGAGATGTCAAAAGAAGACCACCTGAACAGAATTATATCCAATCTTAGCGGAATCACTATTAACAACATAGCAACTGGATCTTTTTCAAAAAGCGCTATAGAAAAAGAAAAGGTTTACAACTGTACAGAAAAACTGAAGGATCTTCCTTACGACTATATTAGCATTGCTGGAAAACCGTTTGAAGAAACTTTGTCGATAATGCGCAGATGGATAACGCAAAAAGTGGGGTTCGATGAAAACGGAAGAACTAACGACTGTATGATAATATATGACTACCTAAAGCTGATGACATCAGACAGTATAAGTTCAAGCCTACAAGAATTTCAAGTGTTGGGATTTCAGATTACGTCATTGCACAATTTTTGCGTCCAGTATGACTGCCCATGCCTGTCTTTTGTCCAGCTTAACAGAGACGGGATCACCAAGGAATCTACAGACGTTGTCAGTGGGTCCGATAGGCTTATCTGGCTCTGCACAAGTTTTTCCATATTCAAAAATAAGTCAGAAGAAGAAGTGGCGGAAGATGGGGAAGAAAACGGCAATCGTAAGCTAATCCCATTGGTATCTAGACATGGCGCTGGTCTAGCCGATGGGGATTATATAAACATGTCAATGATAGGTGAAGTTGGAAAGATTTTAGAAGGCGTCACCAGAAACGAATTAAGAAAAAATAGCAAACAAGACTCTCAAGGGTTTATTGTAGAAAATGATGACAACGAAAAAATACCATTCGAATCCGAGTGACAACAGAGCAAAAATAAAAGCAATATCAGACCAGCTAGTGGACAGAATATCGGAGCTTCTAGACTACTTTGAGATAGAGCATGAGTTTTTTGATAATCGCGTCTCTTTCGCGTGCCCCATTCACGAAGGAGACAACACGACGGCTCTTAACATTTTCATAAGCGGCGATTATGCCAAGGGCAACTGGCGATGCTGGACTCATCACTGTGAGTCTCAATATAAACAGGACATATTAGGTTTCCTGCAAGGTTTATTAAGCGTTAGAGAAGGTGAAGAAGTTGGGTTTGGCGAGACCTTAAAGTTCGCCTGCAAATTTCTCGATTCTTCTTTTGACAACATACAAGTTTCAGAAAAGAATGATAGACAACAATTTGTTGAACTAGCTAGCAAAGTATTTAACAAACAAATAAACCCTTCTAAAGGTATCTCTAGATCAGAAATAAGACAACGTATTAAGATACCAGCCGACTATTATATAGACAGGGGGTTTCTTCCAGACACCCTTGACAAGTTTGATGTTGGTTTGTGTGACACACCTCGAAAGCCGATGTCTAACAGGGTTGTGGTCCCAGTTTATGACGGCAATCACGAGCATATGGTTGGCTGCGTCGGTAGGTCCACTAGTTCTGAGTTTAATCCCAAGTGGTTAAATAGCAAGGGATTCAATTCTGGAGCATCTCTATATAATTATTGGCATGCGAAAAATTATATTCTAGAAAGTCAGGTGGCGATTTTGGTAGAGGGGCAGGGAGATGTGTGGAGGTTGGACGAAGCTGGTATATATAATGTAGTGGGGATGTTTGGTTGCTCCCTAGGAGAACAGCAAAGAATCATATTGGAGCGCTCTGGAGCCTTGACGCTTGTAGTGATGACAGACGCTGATGAAGCCGGTTTGGTAGCCAGAGACAAAATTGCTGAGCAATGCGAAAGAATGTACAACATTAAATTTGTTGATCTTCTACAAAAAGACGTGGGCGACATGAGCGTAGAAGAAATAAACACCCACGTAAAACCGCAGCTATAGAAAATGAAATGTCCGCGAAAAAAAAGAAACAGAAAAGAGCAATGCTATTCGCGATGCACAAGGCTTTGGATGAAGAAGTGAAACGGCTGATTGACTTGGAAGATTTTAAAGAAGAAACCCGAAAAAGTAAAACATATGTCTAGACTTGATATTGGCTTGGGAATTGGCCCCAGACTTGGAGCCTACGTCTTTATGTTTGCGGCAGTTATTTCCGCTGTGTCGCACGGGTTTGTCCCCTCTTACTGGACTGAACTCTTGCTGTGGGTGTCCATCAACTTCTTTATATTTGTTAAAGCAGCATGACTCAAAAAATTCTAGCCATCAGCGGTCATAAACGAGCGGGAAAAACCACATGCATAAATTTCTTGCATGGTTATGAGTTGCAAAGAAACCAAGTTATACAAAAGTTTTCTCTAGATAAAAGAGGACAGCTTCTGGTTAACGCAACCTTTATAGACGACAAGGGAGAGGAAGTTCAGCAGATGGGGAGGCTTGACTTACACAGTCAAGACCCTTCATTTATTGAGTATTGCTCAAATACTATATGGCCATTTGTAAAATCCTACAACTTTGCCGACTCTCTAAAATCTATAGCGATTAACTTCTTTGGCCTGACATACGAACAGTGTTATGGGTCGGAACAAGAAAAAAATACACCCTCTCCAATCATGAATTGTCTCGGTTATAGACAATCGGAAAATTTCACAGCCAGAGAGTTCCTTCAGTATTTCGGCACGGACGTTTGCCGGAATTTAAAAGAGGATGTTTGGGTTGATTTTTGCATCAACAGAATTAAGTCTGAGCAGAGTGAGTTAGCTCTTGTTGGCGATTGTCGTTTTCCAGATGAAGTAGAGGCCATCCAGCAAGCTGGAGGCAGAGTCATACGACTTACTAGGACGCCTCACGAAGACGCACATTTAAGCGAGACAGCTTTAGACACTTTTGAAGGTTTTGATGCAGTAATTGACAACGAAGGTGTAAGCGTTGACGAGCAGTCAAAAGAGCTACTTAATATACTTAGTGAATGGGGTTGGTTAACATCGATATGACAGCTAGTCTTATTTCCCTGACTTGCAACGCAGAAAAAACTATTGGCTACTGTGCCAGAGTAAGCAACCCTAAAAATCAAGACAATCCAGACGTGGCCGGGTTATTAAAGTTTTGTATCAAGCATGGACACTGGTCTATTTTTGAAATGGCCAACATGGTTGTTGAGATCAATACAACCAGAGGAATAGCTGCTCAAATCCTCAGACATCGTAGTTTCTCCTTTCAGGAGTTTAGTCAGAGATACGCCAAGGCTCAGGGTTTTGAATATGTTCGGCCAAGAAGACAAGACACAAAGAATCGCCAAAATTCTTGGGACGATCTTGAAGAAGAGGACAGAAAGTGGTTTGAGCACACCAACAAAAAAGTTCAAGACGCAACAAGCAGCTTTTACGAAGAAGCACTAGACAGAGGGATAGCCAAAGAAAGCGCTAGATTTTTATTGCCGTTGAGTACCAAGACTCGCATGTATATGAATGGAACAGTTAGAAGCTGGATTCATTACATAACATTGCGAACAGATCCATCAACTCAGAAAGAACATCAGGATATTGCAAATGAAATTAAGGGCATCTTTAGGGAAGAACTTCCCATCATATCCGACGCCTTGGAGTGGAATAAATGCTCGTAGCTTATATAAGAAGCTCATCATACAATAGTTATGATTATTGCCAACAGCAGTATTACATAAATTATGTCTTGGGTTTTCCCTCCACTTCTGGCAAGAAGGCCCAGCAAGGCACTATCGTCCACAAGGTGATGGAGTGTCTGGCGTCGTGCAAGAAAAGGCTCCAGAGCCTTCCAGAGTCTGGCCTTATGAGTGTCACAGACGACGCGCTTGGAAGGATCACATTCACTCGTAGCAAACTATACTCAGAAGAGTTTGTCAATAAAATAGTAGATAAAAGTTTCGAACACTACACCTCCAATTGCGTCCATGAATATACAGATAAAGACGAAAGAGATTGTCGAAAATGGACGTGGATGGGTCTCGAATATAATGATGGACAGTTTGATCCAAGAAACAGAGATATTGTAGATACCGAACCTCACTTTGACTTTGAGATAGACGAACCTTGGGCTGAATACGACTACACTCTTGAGGACGGAACTAAATTAAAAGGTAAATTAGCCGTCAAGGGTACTATAGATTTAGTGACAAAGGTTGACGATGGAGTTATAGAAGTTGTAGATTGGAAGACTGGTAGAAGAATTAATTGGGCCACAGGCGAAGAAAAGGACTATAATAAATTAGAGACTGATCCACAATTGCTTCTCTATTATTATGCCATATCTAAGTTATATCCTGATTACGATCAGGCAATAATGACTATTTTCTATATCAAAGATGGAGGGCCATTCTCACTGTGCTTTGACGAGGGGGATAAAGAATTATTTCTTAATATGTTAAGAAAAAGATTCAACCAGATAAAAAACAACAAATCCCCTGCGTTATTATCTCAGAACCAATCGCATTGGAAGTGTACTAAGCTATGCGATTACTATAAGAACGACTGGGAAGGTACGAATACCAATATTTGTAAATATGTCCAGCAACATATTAAGAAGAACGGTATCGAAAGGACCACATCGGAGTGTACCAAACCAGACTTTAATATAGGGTATTATGATGCTCCCGGTTAAATATTTTACCAATGATGAAGTAGCGGATTTACTCTCAGTACCAGCCTGTATAGAACTTGTAGAAGACCTATTTAAAAACATTGACAATACGCAAATGCCACCAAAGGTATATATGAATGTCCCAAACGGGGACTTTCGAGCAATGCCAGCGGTAGTAGGCAATACAGCAGGAATCAAATGGGCTGGACTCAACATCAAGGAAGCTGGCAAGATCAACATCTTTGCTATGGTGATGATCAATGATATCGAAACTGGAGATCTGCTAGCTATTCTAGACGCAGAAACTCTTACCGCTATTCGTACCGCCGCAGTGACGGGAGTCGCAACTAAACATCTATCTCCCAAGTACTCCAAAAAAGCGGCATTTATCGGCTGTGGAAATCAAACACTTAGACAAATAGAAGCGGTGCTTTCTGTAAGAGACATTGAAGTTATTCGGCTGTTTGATCTTAGTGAAGATCGAGCAAATAAGTTAAAAGATGATTTGAATTATTTAGAAGTCAGACAAGAGAGTCCCATAGAAATAGAAGTACACAACGATCTTGAAAATTGTTTGTGGGACGTGGATATAGTTACAACGTTGACTCCTTCACGTAAACCATTTATTAAATACAGATACCTAAAACCAGTAGTCCATATTAATGCTGTTGGAGCAGACGCAGAAGGAAAAAGAGAACTCCACCAGTGCGTTCTTGAAAACGTAGATCTCGTTGCGTATGATGAGTGGGTCCAATGCTCCCACTCTGGAGAGATACAGTATGCTAAGAAGAGTAAGATTTCGCAGATATGGTGTCCGATAGCAGAAGTGATTCAAGGCAGAGTAGAGACAAGCGGATGTCGGACCACGCTATTTGATGCCACAGGACTAGCTATAGAGGACGTTGCGACAGCGCGATACATTTATGAAAAGTTCAACCAAAAAAAGTAATCTCGTAGAAGTGCCATTTACTGAACAAATGGTAAGTAGCGCTCAAGCTAAGGCTAAAAATTTAGGTAAGATAAATAATTCTATTCTCAAGGGCAAAGGAAATTTTGCTGGTTATCTCGGTGAGGAAATTGTCGCCAATTATATCCAAGCCGAGATAATCAGTAACAACGAGGGCGAAGAAAAATACAACCACGATTTGATAAAAGGTAAAAAAAAGATAGAGGTTAAGTCCAAGCGCAGGACCGTTCCTCCTAGAGACTATTACGACGCCTCTGTAGCGGAAACTAGTGCGCATCAAAAACCAGACATATATATTTTTACAAGCATTCAGTTTGAGGGAAATAAGCCTGTTAGAGCTTGGGTTTGCGGACAAAAAGACGCAAAGGAATATTTTGAACAGGCTCGTTTCTATGCAAAGGGTGACATAGACCCTTCTAATGGCTGGAAGGTTTCTACTGATTGTCACAATCTGCCGTACAAGGATCTTGACCCCGTAGGACACTGAAAATGTCGAGTTGGATTCCGCTACACTTGCACACACACTACAGCTTGTTAGACGGCCTCTCAAAGCCTTCGCAAGTCGCAGAGCGCTGTGAGACCCTTGGGTACGACGCTTGCGCCATCACCGATCACGGCACGATTTCTGGAGCCGTTTCATTCGTCAAAGAGATGCAAAAAAAGAATATCAAACCTATATTGGGTTGTGAGTTCTATTTATGCGAGCAAGACCCGTGTATAAAAGACAAGGAAAATAGACAGCTAAGCCACTTGGTTGTGCTGGCTAAAAACTTTGATGGCTGGTGTAAGCTTATAGAAGCAACCTCTGCTAGTAATGACGAGGAGGTGTTCTATCACAAACCACGCCTTGATTTAGACACTCTGGCTGAATACTGTAACGGGGATTTGATCAGCTTTTCTGGACACCTAGGTAGCCAACTGTCTAATATTATCTTTTCGGACTATAAATCTGCTTACCGGTCTAACACCTATGAACAAGCAAAATCTTTTGTTGATCCAGATTGGGTCAGCAAAACAACCCAGCTTGCTGAAAAATACAGAGAGATATTTGGAAAGGACAACTTTTTCCTTGAGATACAACTAATTGATCAAGAGATGTCTCCCGCACAAACCGTAACTGCGGAGGCTTTAAGATACATAAGCAAACAAACTGGCATACCATGCATAGCTACAGCGGATTCCCATTACCCATCCATGGAAGACGCCGCTGACCAAAGAATCCTTCTGTGTTCAGCTATGCGAACTACGCTCAAAGAAGTGCAGCGAAAACTTGACAACCACGAGGATGTCGGACTTGGTGTGTTCTTTAAATCTAACAGATATCATATTCCCTCCCAAGAAGAAATCTCTGCGATCAACTCTGAGTCAGAAATAGCTAACACAAGGTTGGTTGCAGATATGTGCGAAGAATACAATATTCTTGGCAAACCAATGCTTCCCAGATTTCCTTGCCCAAATGAAATGTCTGAAGATGAATATCTTAGGCATCTGTGTAGGGAGGGTTGGAAACACAAGCTACAGCTAACCGGAGTGGTTTCAGATCCATCCAAAAATGAAACATATGCAAAAAGAATAAAACAGGAGTTGTCTGTAATACAAGGCGCTAATCTCTCAGGATATTTTTTGATAGTTCAAGACATTGTTGACAACGTGAAAAAAAATGGATGGCTTCCGGGTCCGGGCAGAGGCTCTGCCGCAGGTTGTCTTATTTCCTATCTGATTGGTATAACAAAGGTAGACCCAATTCAGCATGATTTAATTTTTGAAAGATTCTACAACGCAGGGCGCAATGCAGACGGCAGGGTTTCTTTGCCTGATATTGATATTGACGTTCCGACTGCAAAAAGAGAGTCGGTAATCAATTACATGAAAGAGTCTTATGGAAAAGAACAAGTCGGACAGATGATAACGTTCGGTAGAATGCAAGGGCGCACTGCTTTGAAAGAGGTTTTAAGAGTTCACGATTCTTGCAGCTATGCTGAGATGAACGAAATAACAAAGAATATTCCATCTGAAGCTGAAATATCTGACCAGCTACAGGATATGGAAGATCCTTCTATCATTAGATGGGCACTAATTAATCAACCAAATGATCTGAAGGATTGGTGTATCGTGAATGAAGACGGCAGTCTTGGTGGAGATCTTGGTAAGCTTTTTGAACAAGCCATTCGGTTGGAAGGCACTTACAAATCTCAAGGCAAGCATGCTGCTGGCGTTGTAATTTCTTCGGAAAACTTAAACCAAGTGTGCCCCATGGTGCGCGAAAAAAGAGGTTCAGACAAGATTGCTGGACTCGAAATGGAGGATTTGGAAGCAATGGGGCATGTGAAGTTTGATATACTTGGAATTAGCTTTTTGGACAAAATTATGGGAGTATCTTATCAACTAAAAAATGGAATTATAAAATGACTAATCAACTAGTTTATGAATCAACACTGCGAGATGGGTCGGCTGTCGAATGTAATCAACTTTCATTATGCTGCTTGAATGATTACTATCCACAACTAAAAAGCAAAAAATTTCAAGTAGATTGCAGTGATTATAGAGCTAGATTTTCTCAATTATATAACAATGATGAGTTACCAAAGGCTGTTAAAAAGTACTTAGAAATAAAAAAGAGATTATACGGATGAGGTTAGACCATATAGCCTATAGAGTATCCAGCAGACACGAAACAGCCCAGTTTATAAAACAAACGTTTGGTTACGTTGTTGGGACAGAATTTGACATAAAGTTCGACGATGGATCCACTGCCGAGTGCATAGTCATGACTCCTCCAGAAAGAACCAGAAAGCGCCCGAGTCCTCCTTCCAAAGATAGACCGGTGCGATTGAGCCACATGGACCCACCATGGGTTTTATTTTCCCCCTCCCACGACACCAACTATCATCTTGCTCCAGAAATCTTTATTAGCGACGGAAGTGAAGGCTCTATAGTTGGAGATTGGGTGAAAGCTAGAAATGGTGGTGGGATTCACCATATGGCTTATTCTGTTAAGAACATAAACAAGATTGTTAAAGAGTGGAAAGAGCTTGATGTAGAATTTTTAACAGAAGAAGTTATCGATTGTCCAGAGGACGACCTAAAACAAATATTCACCAAGCCTCTAAATGTAATGGGCGGAATTATAGTAGAGTTAATAGAAAGAGGACACAAGGGGTTTTGTCAAAATTCGGTCAAGCACTTAATGGAATCTACAAAGGAAGTAAAATGACCACTTATCAAATCGTAGAAGGAAAGCACTTTATTAACAATCAATGGGTCTCTGGCTCAGACGACTCTTTGTTTGATAGCAAGAACCCAGCCGATGGGAAAATTTTAGGTGCGTTTCCCCAAGCTTCTTCTGCGGCGGTTGATTCTGCGTGCGCTTTTGCTCGTGACGCTTTTGATGGTTGGCGTTCTTTTAGCAGATATCAGCGTGCAGGATATTTTTTCAAGCTCGCAGAACTAGTAGAAAAAAATATTAATCGAATAGCTTCTATCATTAGTTTGGAAACTGGAAAAGTATTAAACGAGTCTATTGCAGAAGTCAACGAAGCTTTGCATATGGCTCAATACGCTTTTAGCACAGGAAGAATGCCTTATGGAGAAGCGATTGCGTCGGAGTTACCCGAAAAAGATGCGTACATGCTTAGGAAACCAAAGGGTGTTATTGCTATTGTTGCTCCTTTTAACTTTCCTTTTGCTATTGGTGGCTTCTGGTGTGCTGGTCCAGCTTTGGTTGAAGGCAATACTGTGGTTCTAAAGCCAAGCGAAGATGTATCTTGGGCTGGGCAAATAACAGCAGAGTTATATGAAGCTGCTGGATTCCCACCCGGAGTCTTCAATATGATTCATGGAGACGGAGAGGTTGGAGATAGACTTATCAAAGGTGATATAGATCATGTGTGTTTTACCGGAAGCGCCGATGTTGGCATGCACGTTCGCAAAGTGTGTGCAGAAAGCTGGCATAAAACTTGTTCTTGCGAAATGGGAAGTAAATCAGCGGTAATCATCCATGAAGACGCAAATTATGATCTGGCAATGGCCGCATGCTTGGCCAGCGCTTACAAACTATCTGGTCAACGCTGTGTGTCTGCTAGCAGGTTGATTGTCCACCGCTCTTTATACAATAAATTTGCGGACGAATTTGCTAACAGAAGCGGTGATCTACAGACTGGAGACCCATTTGACGACAACACCTTTTACGGACCTCTTATTAACGAAAAGCAACTCGAAAGAGTCATAGAGTTCAACGAGATGGTTGAAGCAGACCCAGAGGCAGATGTTCTGCTCATGGGAAAACGAGACGGCGACAGTCTACTCTTAACACCTACGGTATATCAAACGGAATGGAGAGATGTTCCATATCTTAAGCAAGAGGTGTTTGGACCTCATGTATCAATTATTCCTTACGATACAGTTGATGATGCTATTAGGATTTACAACGACACTGATTATGGGCTTGCTCTAGGTGTGGTAACAGAAAACTTCAAGGTGGCGAGAAGGATTCGCGACGAGTGTGACTTTGGTCTTGGTTATTGGAATGGCGGCAGCATTGCTGCTGAATCTCATCTCGGATTTGGAGGGGTGAAGAAGTCTGGCAATGGTCAGCCTAGTGCTGCTCGCACGTTTAGATCGGTTACCCACGAGGTTGCTTGGACTGTAAATCATGGAGACTCTCTCAGTTTCCCACAAGGTATGAAGACTGGTGTAGATGACTGATCTTTTAGTGTGTAAGCCAACACATTTTAACATAGATTATGAAATCAACCCTTGGATGGATCTCAACTTAGGCGTTGAAGGAGAAATTGCGGCCAATCAGTGGCACAGGATGTGTGACCGGTTGATCAAAGCCGGTGCAAATCTCAGGTATATAGAACCCGAGCGTGGATACCCAGATATGGTATTTACGGCTAACGCGGGTCTTGTATATGGGAAAAATGTCATACTGTCAAACTTTAGACATAAAGAAAGACAGCATGAAAAATGGTTCTTCAAAGACTGGTTTTTAAAAAGGGGCTACAGGGTCATTGAAATACCAGACCATATATGTTTTGAAGGAGAGGGAGACGCTCTTTTTCTAAACGACGTTCTGTTCATGGGGTATGGTTTTAGAACGGATATAGAGGCACACAGTATAATAGCAGGCGCTCTTGGCGTTGACTATGTGTCTTGTGAACTTGTTGATCCAAGATTTTACCACCTTGACACATGCTTCTTTCCAATGAACGGCAGGGTTGTCTATTATAAAGACGCTTTCTCCAGTTCTTCGCAAGCTTGGATGATTGATAAGTTTGTGGACATCGGCCATGATATCGGAGTTCTTGACATTCTGAGTATTCATGAAGAACAAGCTCAAGATTTTCTTTGTAACAGTATTGAAATCAACGAAACGGTTGTGACCCCATCAGATATGTTTTCCTTGTCGTTTTCTGGTAAAAAAACATCTATATGCGATATGTCAGAATTTGTGAAATCTGGAGGAGCTATTAAATGTCTAACGCTAAGGCTATAGAAACTCTTGAAAAATATATCCTTGTAGACGGCTTTCATGTTGTTGTGGATCATCAAAAAAGTTTTGGCAGTTGGATTGTAGACTTAAATACGGGAAAGAAATATTTAGACTGCTATTCACAATTTGCAAGCCAGTCTCTTGGCTGGAAGCACTCAGCACTGATTAAAGCCCAATCAGAAATGGGCTATGCTGGCCGGGTAAAACTGGCTAACAGCGACATGTACTCAGAGGAATATGCAGATTTTGTAGAAAAGTTCTCTGAGATTACCCCCGATTTTAAGTACTACTTTTTTATTGAGGGCGGCGCCTTGGGCGTAGAGAATGCTTTAAAGGCTGCTTTTGACTGGAAGGCACAAAAACTAAAATATACTCACACGTCTGACATCAACAATCTAGATATATTTCACCTTAAAAACGCTTTCCATGGCAGAACAGGCTACACCCTGTCTTTGACCAACACAACTCCAGAGAAGACCTCTTTATTTCCAAAATTTAGCTGGACTACCGTAGAGCCTGATTGGGAAAATATCGAACGTCGTGTCCACGAAGAAGTTGCTGCGATTATCATAGAGCCGATACAGGGCGAGGGTGGAGATAACCATTTTCCGCCAGAGTTTTTTACAAATATAAGACGCATAGCCGACGAACGAGACTGTTTACTTATCTTTGACGAAGTGCAAACCGGCATGGGCTTGACTGGTAAAATGTGGTCCTATGAGCACTTTGGTGTTGTGCCAGACATGATGTGCTTTGGTAAAAAAACTCAAGTGTGTGGCTTTTGTTCCACTGAGAGAATTGATGAAGTCAAACACAACGTCTTCAATACTAGTGGTAGAATAAATTCTACATGGGGTGGCAATATTGTAGACATGGTTCGATTCAAATATATAATAGACGCCATTCAGCGCAATGATCTAGTTAAAAACGCCCACGATGTCGGTCGCCAACTGCTATGGGAATTAAGAACGTTTTCTGTAATTGAGAATGTTCGTGGTAGGGGACTTATGATAGCGTTTGATCTGCCATCGTCGGAACTACGTGATAGAGCGGTAGAGTTGTTACAAGAAAATATGCTCGTATTAAAGTGCGGCAGTAGATCAATTAGACTTAGGCCCGCTCTTACATTCTCTGAAGAGGATGCGAGTGCAGCGTGTCAATATATAAAAGAGGCTATAGAAAATCTATGAAAATAAGAACAGTGGGAATAGTAGGACAGGGCTTTGTAGGATCGGCGCTAACCGAAGTTTTCTCCTGTTACAACAGAGTGTATACTTATGACAAAGCGCATAAACACTTATCCACCCATAAGTCTGTACAGCATCTAGCCTATGATTGCGACGTGGTCTTCGTGTGTGTGCCGACCCCGATGAAACCAGATGGTTCTTGTGACACGTCGATAGTAGAGCAGGTATGTATATCCGCTTGTAAAACCGGTAGAAGAAACATTATAGTAATCAAATCCACTGTTCCTCCCGGCACAACAAAATATCTAAACGAAATGTGCGCAGATTCACAAATTGTGTTCAATCCAGAATTCTTACTGGAAAGAAACGCAGCGGAAGATTTTCGTAATACTACTCGTGTTATTTTGGGCGGTCCTAGGCCAGCAACCACAAGATTGAGATCATTCTACGCAAATGTTTTTCCTAAAGCGTCTATTATAAAAACAGATTCAACTATCGCAGAATATGTCAAATATCTTACCAATTGTTTCCTAGCTGTCAAAGTATCGCTAGCAAACGAATTCGCCGCCATGTGCGAGGAGAACGGGGTTGACTACGACAAGGTGGTCGAGTATGCTATACACGACGAGCGACTGGGGGACTCTCACTGGTCAGTTCCCGGCCCAGATGGAAATCTTGGGTTCGGCGGAAGTTGTTTTCCAAAAGATCTCAACGCTATCATACAACACGCAGCAGACTTTGGAATATCTCCCAACACTCTAATTGGGGCGTGGGACACCAACTTGGTGGTCAGACCAGAAAAAGACTGGGAAGATCTTAAAGGAAGAGCAGTGCAATGAAAGTGGCTATTTTCGGTTGCGGTAGAATGGGGAAACCCATAGCATGGGCTGTGGAGAAACTAGGTTGCGACCACCTAATTTTAATAGATGTTTCTTCAGAGTCTTTGCAAAAATGCAATAGCATACTTGAGCAAGACGCAGAACTACGGACTATAACAAACCCAGAAAGTTTGGATCTTCCAAACAGTCTAGGGCGACCGTATCCAGACGTGGTTGTCTCCTCTCTTCCTTACCACAAAAATTTAATCCTAGCAAAACACTGTATTAAAAACGGCATAAGATATTGTGATCTTGGTGGGAACGTTGAAATAAGCAACGAGATAAACGACTTCGCTTCTAAGTTTGCGTCAAAGCCCGTGATGACTGACATAGGGCTTGCTCCGGGTTTAGCAAACATATTAGCAGAGGCTTTTTATAAACAAATTGCTGATCAAGAAGACAAGAATCCTGAAACCGTATCTATTATGGTTGGCGGCATACCAAGGCTCTACAACAAGAATGACCATTTCAACTACTATTGCACATGGTCGGTAGAAGGTCTTCTGAATGAATATACAGAAAGCTGCGCTGTCTTAGAAAATGGGGAAGAAACCACTTACAATTCTTTGGGCGGCTATACAAAAATAAGTACTAAATCTCTAGGGGATCTAGAGGGTTTCTATACAAGCGGGGGGTCTTCGCACACTATTCAAAGAATGAAGGATCTTGGAGCGGTCAATGTTTCGTATCGCACTCTTAGATGGCCCGGACATGCAAAAACTGTAGACCTCTTAATTAATGGGATTGAACTAGATAGAGACTTGCTGAAAGAAATTTTCTTAAGAAAGTGCAAGTTTGATAATGGCGAAGATTGTGTACTAATATACATTTCCATAGACGACAAAATACAGGAGTTGTTAATACCGCCACAAGGCGGATTTTCAGCCATGCAAAGATCTACCGGTTTGCCTACAGCGTGCGGCGCTTATTTGTTAGCGGAGGGTAATTTTGACGAAAGAAAGTGTGTGAGATATCATGATATAGACTTCGAGAAGTTTAATGAAAAAATGAATATATTGGTAGGCGAAAACGAGGATAAGAATGAACTATAATGATATTTGCGTGTTTGATTTTGAAACCGGAAGTAGAAATCCGCGTACTACGCAGCCGGTACAAATCGCTGCCGTTATGATACATGGTCGTAAATTAACAGTACAACCTAATGGTTATTTTGAATCTCTAATTAAGCCACTTAAAGATGAGGACGCGATTGCGGCGGGTCTTGACCCCTTAGAAGAGGAGGCTCTTGCGATTAATAAAAAAACTAGATCAGAACTCGCAAAAGCACCGCACCCCAAAACCGTCTGGCATAGATTTAACAAGTATATTGAAAAATTCAACTTCAAAAAAACTAGCTGGACGGCCCCCATAGCCGCCGGTCATAATATAGAAAATTTTGACATGATTATAGCAGAAAGGTTATGTCAAGAACACGGGCCATTAGATAAAAAGAGAAACGTGCAATCGTTGTTTCATCCTATCCATCGTATGGATTTGATGCGAAATGTGTTTATGTGGACCGAAAACAATCCCGATATCAGAAGCGTCAGCATGGACTCCATTCGTGATTGGATGGGAATCCCCAAAGACAACGCCCACGACGCTCTACAAGATGTCAAAGACACCGCCACCGTTTTGATTAAATTTCTCAAATTGTATAGACTGTTTGCCCCAAAAGTTCAGTTTGAAAAGGCTCTAGCCGATGAAAAATTACGAATTTGATTGCGGGTGCTCTTTCGGGGTTTTAGATCCAGACCACCCTGTCACTTTATCCCAAACTGGGTTACCATCTACGGAATTTGACATTAACCAATGTGGATACGATTGTGACAAGACTTGGGATCTAATATCTGCTGGAAGAACCAAAGGGGTATTCCAACTAGAGAGTAATTTAGGAAAATCTTGGGCCAAAAGAATACGCCCACGAAATATTGAAGAGCTTGCTGCTCTCATAGCTCTCATCAGACCCGGATGTCTAAAAGCTATTATTGACGGTAAGTCAATGACCCAGCATTATGTAGATAGAAAAAATGGTCTGGAAGACGTTGCCTATCTACACGATTCTTTGGAGCCGACTCTGAAGTCTACTCAAGGCGTTCTTGTGTATCAAGAACAAAGCATGCAAATAGCGCAAGTTATTGCCGGGTTTGATCTACAACAAGCAGACAACTTGAGAAAGGCTATCGGCAAAAAGCAAGCTGGCTTGATGTCTCAAGTAAAGGAGTCTTTTATAGAGGGGGCTTCTAGGGAAGGAATCGTTACTGACGAAGTTGCCGAAGAAATTTTTGGGTGGATCGAAAAATCCAACAGGTACGCTTTCAACAAAAGTCATGCTGTTTCTTACGCCATATGCGGATATTGGTCTGCTTACGCAAAGGCTCACTTTCCAGTAAATTTCTATTGCAGCTATTTATTTTTTGCAGATGGGAAGCAGGACACACAATCGGAAATACGTGATCTGGTGACAGACGCCAAACTTTCTGGAATAGATGTAACCCCACCATCCCTGACAAACATGTCTGCAAAGTTTGGCATTAAAAATAATGTAATCAATTTTGGGTTCAACGATATTAAGTCTGTTGGGGTCAAGCATGTAGAAAAACTGTTGGAAACTATAGATAGTATAGAAGTGGAGCTTGGCAAGCCTGTTGTAGATTGGGTGTGGTACGAGTTTTTGGTTAATGCGTCTCACAAGATTAACGCAAGGGTTATTACGGCTCTCATATCAGTTGGCGCATTGTCTCATTTTAAGATCTCTAGAAACAAGATGCTTTATGAGCTAGAGACTTGGCAAAAACTTACAGACAAAGAGAGAGAGTGGATTGTAGAGAGGCGAGATCAATGGGGAGAATTATCAAGTGCTTTAAAGATGCTTGCGCCTACTAAAAAATTAGGCGGTGGAACTTTTAACGTGACTAGAAGTGAACTCGTTTCAGACTTAGTTCTTCTTATTGAAAACCCACCTTATTCTTTGGACGATAGTCCTAGTTGGGTGTCTAATACTGAAAAAGAATATCTGGGAATATCATTAACTTATTCAGAAGTAGACGCTTGCGACACCAGCGCCTCCAATTGCACATGTAAAGAGTTTTTTGATGGCAAGGATGGTAATATAATTTTAGCCATACAAATTGCGCGAGCAAACGAATATACAGTTAAAAGAGGTAGGTCCAAGGGACAAAAAATGGGCTTCTTAAGCGTAGAAGATGGTAGTGGCGCTCTAGACAATATTACAGTTTTTTCAGACGAATGGAAAAATAACAAGGCTTTGCTATATGAAGGCAACACCGTCCTACTCCATGGTGGAAGGTCTGACTCAAAAGGAAAAAGACGTTCTCAGTCCTACGATGGGTTTGTGGTGAAAAAAGTTTTCCAGATATGAAGTGCAAAAAACCGTTCTGATTGGTTAAATAATAAGACGATGGAAGACAGAGACCTTATACAATTTTTCAAAAACCATGACTACGTTGTCAGGGTTTACGAGTCTGAGGACAGGGGGTGTTCTGTAACCTTTCCGTCCAAGGTGGCGACAGACCCTGAGATTGCTGGTGTTATATCTGTATACCAAATACAAGAGGGGCCAATCCAGTCTGGGATACATTACTATTCTAATGACACGCATAACACTAGTTTTGTAGAATGTCCACCATATGCGTCAAGGATATTAATCTTTCAAGACATTTTGATGAAGACAGAAAGACTTGGCTTATCTAGCAAGTTTATAACATACCATCGAGAAAATGGAAATGAATATAACGAAGATGTTAGTTTTGTAGACATAATTGGGCCTTGTATCAATCAAAAAAACACAGGCAAGGAGGAAAAGCTGGCGGAAATATTTTATGCAGCGTATCCAAACTTTACCAAAGAATTCTTAGAGTTGTCTAAGAAAGAAGAAGTAGCCGAAGGCTACGAGTTAATTCACCTAGCGTTTCTAATGGAAGGTATGTAATGAATAGTTGTCATTTTATTGGTCGTTTAGTAGCTGACCCCGAACTTAACGATGTCAACGAGACTTCGGTGGTTAGATTTACCCTTGCTATCAATGAATATAGAAAATCAAGAGACGGTGAAAAGAGCAAGAAGGTTGACTACCTAGATTTTGAAGCTTGGGACACGGGTGCTACCACTATTGATAGATATTGCCAGAAGGGTGATGAACTAGCGGTTTTGGCTACAGCTAGGCAAGATAAGTGGACAGACAAAGAGGGCAACAAGCGCTCCAAGATTAAGTTTCGCGTAAATAGATTCAAACTATTTAACAATGGTAATAATAGTCATAGAGAAGAATCCAGAGAAGAGTCTCAAGATTCTACCGACCCGGTAGTCGCTGCGGCTGCTTCTTCGGAAGCCCCATTTTAAATAATGAAAAACAACAAGAATCCTGAAGAGCTTGAGGGACAACTGGTCGATAAACATTATGGACTAGTTGTTACTCAAGCTCTCAGGTTCTCTTCTAATAAACAAGACTTGGACGATCATATACAAGTTGGTTTGATAGGTCTAGTTAAAGCGATAAGAAATTACGATCCCGAAAAGAGTAAATTTTCTACATTCGCTACCACATGTATTAAAAATGAAATATTTAGATACATAAGAAAGAACAAAAAGAAATCTTTTACGTATATTGTACAAACAAGAAGCATTGTGGGAAAAAACGCAGACTTTTATACACCAAAAGAGAGGCTTTGGGAGGCAATACCAGATAGTTTAAGTGAGCAAGAAAAACTAATCCTTTATCTCAAAGCTCAAAATTACACACACAAAGAAATAGCAGAAACATTGTCTTGCACCAAAAATCACGTAAAGAATGTAGTTAGAAAACTTCTGTCCATTTTAAAAAAAGTCAATCAGAATGAGGAAAAAAAGGATACTGCTTTGTAACGAAGCGTCTTTTTTAAATACTGGATACGCCACGTATGGCCGAGAGGTCATGAAAAGGTTATATAGCTCCGACAAGTACGAGCTTGCGGAGCTATCGGTTTATGCGCAACCACAAGATCCAAGGTTGCAAGATATACCGTGGAAAGCGTACCCCAATAGTCCGAGACCTTCTAACAAGGAGGCCGCGCAAGACTATCACTCTAATCCCAATAATCAGTTTGGTGAGTTTAGATTTGAGGAAGTTCTATTAGACTTTAAACCAGATATTGTTTTTGATATTCGTGATTTTTGGATGATAGAGTTTGAAAGCAGATCCCCATTTAGACAATTGTACAATTGGGTGATTATGCCAACGGTCGATGCGGAAGGGCAAAATGAGCAGTGGTTGGAAACTTATTCCAGCGCCAATGCCGTGTTTACCTATTCTGATTGGGCGATCCACACGCTAAAAAAGGAGGCGGGTTCATCTATTAATATTTTAGGTAGTGCGCCCCCTTCGGCTGACGAAGTATTTCAAATTATTACAGACAAAGAAACTCATAGAGAATCTATGGGTATAGACAAAGATATAGATCTTATTGGAACTGTAATGCGCAACCAAAGGCGCAAACTTTTCCCAGATCTGTTCGAATCTTTTAGAAATTATTTAGACGCATCCGACAATAGTAAAGCGTATCTATATTGTCATACAAGCTACCCCGACGTTGGGTGGGATATACCCAAGCTATTAAAACAATATGGTTTGTGTAGTAGGGTTCTTTTCACATACGTATGCGAAGAGTGTCAACACCCGTTTCCATCATTTTTCTATGATGCTATCACCCAATGTCCAAGATGTGAACAATATAAAGCAAGTCTATCAAATGTGAACAAAGGTGTTTCCTCGGAGTACCTATGCAAGATCATCAACACGTTTGATTTGTATTTGCAATATGCCAACAGCGAGGGTTTTGGGTTGCCACAGGTAGAGGCTGCTGCTTGTGGCGTGCCCGTGATGTCCGTAGACTACTCTGCGATGCACAGCGTCATTAGAAGGCTAAAGGGGACTCCGCTTAAGCTAAAAACCAAATATCTAGAACTTGAAACTGGTTGTTGGCGCGCGATCCCAGACAACGAATACACTACTGAAAAACTTCTAGAGTTTTTTGCACTCTCTAAAGAGGAGCAAAGAAAACAAGGGCTTGAAACTAGGAAGGCTTTTGAAAAAAGTTATCAATACGACGATACAGCTAAGAAGTGGGCCGACTATTTTGACTCCGTCCCTCTCCAAGAGGGGGTCTGGGAGTCAACGCCACCAAATATACATCAGCCGTCTGAGCAGGTTCCTCAAGATTTAAACAATAGGGACTTGGCAAAATGGCTAATAATTAACGTCTTGGGAGATCCCGACAAGCTTAATTCATATATGGAAGCAAGGCTGATAAGAGACTTAAATTACGGAGTCTTTATAGAAGGAACTGGAAGTCTATACTTCAATGAAGACTCCTTTGCTTACAACAGACCCAGTTTTAAAGATTTTAATCTACAAGAAGCTTATAACCAGATGGCAAATCTTTGTGGGTTAAGAAATTATTGGGAACAAAGACGTATTGGACAAATAACTGAACCAAGGCCATCTTGGATGCCAGCATGAAAGTATTATTTATAGGCGTATATAGAGATGGTACAGGCTGGGGCCAAGCCGCTGTTGATTACATTTTGGCTATGGACGCCGCAGGAATTGACGTGGTTTGTCGTCCGGTCAAACTTAACAGCGCTATAACTCCTATTCCAGAAAGAGTCATCGAGCTTGAACAAAAGCCGTTGAAAGGCGCAAACATTTGCATCCAAAATGTTTTGCCGCACTTAATGGATTACAATGGACATTTTGACAAAAACATAGGTTTGTATTTTACTGAAACAGACTCATTTAGTGGTTCAACATGGCCACAAAGAATCAACTCCTTAGACGAAGCGTGGGTGTGTTGCAACCAAATGAAAGAGGCATCTATTAATAGTGGTGTAGACATACCTATAAAAATAGTGCCTTGCGCTACTGATGTAGAAAAATTTGAAGTATCCAGACCAACTCTTCCTATACCAGACATTGAAGAAACGTTCTGTTTCTATTTTATAGGAGATATGATTCGAAGGAAAAATTTGGTAGCCCTGCTCAAAGCGTTCCACTTAGAATTTGGTGTTAATGAGCCAGCATCCCTTTTTATTAAAACAACAAAAGAAGGATTAACTCCAGAAGAAACGCTAGAGCACGTTAAAGAAATGTGTCGTCAGATAAAAGAAAACTTGAAAATTTATCCATCCATAGAAGACTATAAATATGAATTGATCGCCACTGATCACATCACAGAACAAGAAATGTATTCAATGCATTGTACCTGTGATTGTCTTGTTATGCCTAGCTACGGGGAAGCTTGGGGTATACCGGCACTCGACGCAATGGGTTTTGGAAACACGCCAATATGCTCCAGTGTGGGGGGTCCGTTGGAATACATAGGAGGGGGTGGACAACTTGTTGATGTGCGTGCCGAACCTGTGTTTGGAATGGTTGAAACCTTCAATGATATCTACACGGGAAATGAAAATTGGTGGTCTATAGACATAAACGGTTTAAGAAAAGCTATGAGACACGTATTTGAATTATGGAAAAATGATCCTGACGCATATCAAGCAATGAGAAAAGCAGGGCAAGAAGACGTGAAAAAATATTCATATGAGACCGTAGGAAAGATAATCAAGGAACTACTTGAAAATGCCAGTTAGTCCTGTTTCATCTATCACAAGAGCGGCAACACGGTCTCCAGACGAGCCGTTGAACATACTCACTTTCGTTACGCACGAAAGATACGAACCCAATCTATGTAAAACTGGCCATAATTTTTACGCCTTAACGGGAGAGGGTATAAGAGACTGGAACACCAAATACGCTCCCGTCCCAGACAACTACATAATTTTAGACAAACGCGAAGAAGGAAATCAAGTTCCTCTGCATCTGGATATAGATCTTATCCTGTGTCAGAATGTGATGGCTCACTACGATGTCTCTATGCAGATGGCCCAGATGCTTCGACTGCCGATGGTAAACCTTTGGCATATATTACCACCGACAAACTGGAGCCAGCAAGAATACGATCACTTTAGCTCTCTTTCGGGTGACCTAGACGTATTTATATCTGACTACAACAGAAAAGTTTGGGGTCGAGATGAAAGCAATGCTTTAGTAGTACACCATGGGGTAGATACAGATTTTTGGAAAGCGGAAGATATACCAAAAAAGCAACAGATGCTATCTGTTGTTAACGACTGGAAAAACAGAGACTGGTGTTGTGGATATAGCATATGGGAAAGAATAACCAAGGGTCTCCCAGTCCATGTTATTGGTGACACTCCGGGTTTATCTCAACCCGCTGGATCACTAGAAGAACTAAGAACAGCATACTCCGAATCTCAGATTTTTGTTAACACCTCTACCTATTCGCCAATTCCATGCTCTTTGCTAGAAGCCATGGCGTGTGGATGCGCAGTTGTCTCTACGGCTACTTGTCTCATCCCCGAAATAATAGAAAATGGCATTAATGGTTTTTGTTCTAATAACGAGGATGAACTAAGGAAATATCTTGTAGATCTTCTAAACGACCCGGATCTTTGTGCTAGTCTTGGCAAAATGGCTAGACAGACCATTGAATCAAAATTTGGCATGGACGGATTTGTTAACAACTGGAATGAAGTGTTTAGAGGTGTCGTAGATGCATGAGGATAAAATTTATTCATTGCTCTACAAGTTTAGAACCTTTGATATATTGTCACACTGGATGCCAAACGCAATAGGCCTTTGGCCCAACGAGCAGGAGTGTTTATTGTGGTTGGCCCTAAATTCAGACTCAAGTGCGAACTGGATGGAGATAGGCTCTTTTTGTGGAGGGTCTGCTGTGCTATTATGTTCCGCAAGAAGACTTGTGGGGAATCAACCTAGCGTTTATTCTGTAGATTGTGATTTTGGTGCTTATGGAATGTTTGACAACAACGTCTACCACAAAGGTGGTTTTGCCGACCTATCAAAAAAAATAGAATGCGACAGCAACAATTTGGACGAGTATTACAGCGAAGATCCACTAAGTTTTGTTTTTATAGACGGCTTTCACTCGTTCAAACAAGTTGTCAACGATTTTAATAAAGTGAAACCTTGGTTAACGAAAGACGCAGTCGTAGCCTTTCATGATGTGTCGCCAGATCTAAAGTCTAGCATTGGCAAAGAGTATGACTACAACGAGCTTTTTGCCAACGAAGACGAGGACTTTAGACTTGACGAGGCGGTCACTTATATTTTGAATAACAATGAATTTGAGCTAATAGACATCCCGGTTAAAAAAGAAATCAAGCATTTCAAAGAGACCGAGTTGACAAGCTGGGTTAGAGGAAAAACAAGTCCGTTCAACGCGATAGCGGCTATAAGGAGAAAGCAATGAAGCTTAATCTATTGTGGGGAACAGGTCACCCACTGTCAGGATACACAAACATAGATCCCCACAGCTACAACAAAGAGGGAGTAGTTAATGGGGATATTACAAAGCTAGATGAATTTGTAGAGGATTCAGAAGCAACAGAAATACTAGCCATCAATATAATCGACTATCTTCCATACTCCATAGTATGCTCAACAATTTCAGCTTGGGTAAAAAAGCTAAGACGTGGCGGCAAAATAATTATTGGTGGGGTAGAGATACAGGAGCTATGCAAAATCTTTTCCCAGAAGGGGATGAGCATTGATGAATTTCTGATCTCTGCTCACGGACATCAAAGCAATCCGTGGGAATTTAAAGCCAGTCACATGACGATAAAAGATCTAGAATCCGTACTCAATCAACATGGGTTAAAGATACTCAAAAAACGTATTAACGGATTTAAAATGTCTGTAGAGGCACAAAGAATATGAACCCTGAACAATCAGATGAAAAAAAGTTGACAAAGATAGACGAAGATCACGCAGTGCGAACCTCGTGTCAAGGGTGTTGCTTTAGTGAAAATCTCGGCAAAACACAAGTCGGTTGTAGCCTTAATAAGATCAGGCAATTTAAAGACAACGGCATAAACGTTATAGAAGCTACCGACGAGGATGATAATGAATTTTTTGTAGTCGAGCGCTTTTGTCATTTTTACAGAGATGACGACTGGGCAAAGGCTGCGTCAAAGTATGAGCGCCCTGAAAAAAGAGTTAGAAAAGAAGTTGAAATAAGTTGTGGGTTTATGGTTTTGCATGGTAAGGATGATAGCAAGGACGACATTACAAAAACCCTGACTGATATAGCAAATCAAAAAAAGATATATCCCACCTTTATAGTTGTGGGCAACAACTCTTCTGAAGTTAAACAGTGGGATATGTGGCACATATGCAAGGAGTTGTTCGATGAATCTATAACTAAAATAAACGTCGTTAAACCATTTGAAGAAATGGACGATTTAAATCTAATTAACGAATGTTTTCCCAGAGTAAGAAATGGGTATTACTCTGTCTTTCGTTCTGGAAATTCTGTGCCTACAGATTTGATACAAACTCTGGACAAATGTTTGAACGACAAAATGAAGCAGATCGCCATGATTAAGTCAATTAACGAGAAAGAGATAGACGGGCTGACAATTCAGTGTGTTATGCATAAGTTTATGCACGGCAACGGGGAGCAATCAGTGGAAGAAAAACTCTCCATCTTTGCCGAAATGTCTAAAAGAGAACATTTTATAAAGACGTGGGATGAATGTCGTGCAAAATGAATTACCTACCATAACGGTGTTAATCGCCAACTACAACTATGGCGAATATGTAGAAACAGCTATTAACAGCGCCGTTGCTCAAGACTATCCCGGCCCGTTACAAATCTGCATAGTAAATGATGGCTCCACAGACGATTCGTGGGAAATTATTAAGAAAAGAATCGGTGGCGAAGAAGTCCAAGATAAAAATTTAACCGTAATAAAGTCTAACGGCGATCATCCTAATCAAAGCTTTATAGCTATTAATGTTGATAATGGTGGAGCTAGTTTTGCAAGAAATACTGGCATAGAATACACGCTAGACTCAACACACGCTTACGCCATCCTTGACGCGGACGACGAATACTATCCTAACAAGGTTAGTAAGATGGTTAAAAAGTTTGTGGAAGATCCCTTCAGAATAGGGGTCGTTTATGCTGATTACGATATACATGATTTAGACAGCGGAAAAATGGTCGCAGAATTCAAGCAACCATTCAACAGAGAGGTTTTAGGGCGGGAGTGCATTGTTCACAGCAACGCTCTCATCAGCAAGCTCGCTCTGGTCGCCGTAAACGAGCCAACTGGATTTTATGACGTGAATTTGCATGGACCTGCGGGTGGAGAATTTATTGGGTGCTGTGAAGATTATGATCTATGGATGAGAATTAGCGAGCGGTTTATTATCATACATATACCAGAATCACTGGCTATTGCAAACATTACCGGAATGAACCAGACTACTAATGTTACTCCTGAAATATTTAATCAAAACTGGCATTATATGATGACAAAAGCGCAGAACAGGGCGAATGCGTAGAAATACATCTAGATTTATAGCGCCCGCGCAAAAGCTAGATGCTGGAAAATCCCAGCATAAAAATCTGACCGTGGTTATACCTGTAGCTGGTATAGCCCACAGGATGAAATCCTATGGCCCCAAATGCCTCTTCCACACTTCTGCAAACTCAACAATATTAGACAGAGCTATAAAAAACATACACAAAGTGTATACTCACGCGGAGATCATTGTAGTAGTCGGATTTGATGCTGATAAAATCATAGAATCAGTCCCAAAAGATATAAGGATAATTGAAAATCAAATCTATGACACAACAAACACCGTTGAAAGTATTAGGCTGGCACTAAACAACGCTATAGATGACGATGTTTTGATAGTGCATGGAGACCTGATTTTTAACATATATACAATTAGGGATATTACCAATGGTGGATCATGCGCAATAGTTGACACTCAAGAAAGATTTGATAAAAATGAGATTGGCGTCACAGTTGTAGACGGTCAGATCACTAATTTTTCTTATGGTCTTCCGACGAAATGGGCGCAGATTATATATCTTACCGGCAAAGAATTAGGGCTGTTTCGAAGATTTTGTTCAGACAGAGAAAAAAATAAAATGTACACCTTTGAAGTTTTGAACATGGTTCTAGAAAACGGCGGAATTATCACCGCCGAGGAACCCAAAAGTATGCAAATAATAGAAATAGATTCACTAAAAGACCTACCCAAGTGGGGTAAATAACAATGAAGAAAATAATGATTTCAAGCGACGGACCACACGCTCATTACCACATAAGGATGGGGTGGGGCAGAGTGCTGTCTGCTATGGGGTATGATGTCGTTTTGTGGGACATACAAGCTAAGACCCCTTTTGACGCATTCGACGAATTTGAACCAGACTATTTTTTTGGACAAACATACAACCTAAATGACTCACTCTACAAATGCATACAAGAAAGACCTCATCTAAAGGTGATGATGAAGGGTTCTGACTGGGGCGATATGCAAAAAGAAATAGATCCCGATAAATACGGGGTTCTGTTTGCAAACGACGAAGAAAAGAGATTGGTTGAAAAATTAAAGTCTGAAACGGGCAAGCCAGATTTTCTCCATATCTATTATCACGACAATTGGGTTGGGAAGACCCACAATCATTGGGAAAACATTGGGTGTCGAACCGCCTCCATCATGAATGGGGCAGACACTTTTATGTACGCAAGAGGAAAATTTAATCCAGAATACCGTTGTGACGTTGCGTTCGTTGGTGGTTACTGGCCTTATAAAGCAATAAATATGGATAAGTATTTAATGCCCCTCACCTTCCCTGTAGGAAAATACAATGTAAAATTCTTTGGGAACCAAGGGTGGCCCGGAACCCACTACATGGGTTGGATAGAAGATGAAGAGGTCAAGAACTTGATTGCCTCATCCACCATCTGTCCAAATATCAGCGAGCCACACGCGACAGATTTTGGCTTTGATATAAATGAGAGGACATTTAAAGTACTAGCCAGTAAGGGCTTTTGTATATCCGACAAAGTGGATTCGATGGTGAACGACGTGTTTACAAATGACGAAGTGGTGTTTGCAAACAGCCCACAAGAGTTTCAGGAACTAGTTGAGCATTTTGTAAAATATCCGAAAGAGAGACAAGCTTATATTAACCGTGGATATAAGACCGTCATGCAGAATCATACATATTTTCACAGAGTGTCCAAAATGTTTGAAGAGTTTGGGGACACGGATGAATCTATCAGATGTCTTAAAGTGTACGAACAACTAAAATCCGATCTGGAGATCAGCGCATGAAGTTTACTTTTGGCATAGTCACATACAGTGGCCATGACGGGAAAGATAATGCCCCGAAGGTAAATCAGATTATTGACGCTGTTGAGCAAGAAAATATACCAGAGTATGAAATCGTCGTCGTCGGGGATTTTGCGGGGGATAGAAAAAACACACGGGTTATAAAATTTGACGAGACTGTTAAAAAGGGATGGATCACGCGCAAGAAAAATATAATCACAGAAGAAGCTAAGCACGATATAATCGTATACACTCACGACTATATCAAACCGGTAAGAGGGTTTTATAGGGGCTGGCTGAAATTTGGCGACGACTGGGACATTGCTATGAATGTTGTTAAAAATTACAATGGGGCTAGATACAGAGACTGGGTGGTGCTAGACGACCCAAGGGTTAAGCCCGGATGGATTCAAAAAGAACCGTGGTGTCCACCGGGAGGAAAAATAAGAGAGGGAAAATCATTCTTTCCATCGTATGGTTACAAAGACACACAATATATGTATATTTCTGGTGGGTATTGGGTAGCTAAAAAGAAGGTCATGGAAGAAGAGCCTCTAAACGAAGATATTGTTTGGGGGCAAGGCGAAGACGTGGAGTGGTCAGACAGGGTTCGAGATAAGTACAAGTACGTAATGAACACCCACTCTGCTGTGCAACTCGACCATTACAAAGACCCTATTCTTCCTGTGTCTGATCATTATTTGATGTCTAACAGTTATATTAGAAGAGATTTGTTGGTATGATTAAACTAGTTATCTTTGATCTAGATGGCGTCCTAGTAGAAGCTAGAGATATACACTATCACGCTTTCAACAGGGCGCTAGCCTCCGTTAACGATCAATATATTATCAGCAGAGAAGAGCATCTCTCTACTTACGATGGCCTCCCCACGAAAAAAAAGCTGGAAATACTGACTAAAGAAAAGGGGTTACCAAAAGAGAGTTATAATGAGGTGTGGAAAAGAAAACAAGAATGCACCGCTGATGTTATAAAAGATAAAGTTAATATAAACGACCACAAACACATTGCTAAAGTACTAGAGGTTTTAAAACACAGTGGCTATCAAGTATACTGTGCCTCTAATTCTATCAGACATAGTGTAAAGCTCATGCTTCTATGTGCTGGATATATGGAGCATATCGACGAGTATTTCTCAAACGAAGATGTTGAATCTCCCAAGCCTCACGCAGAGATTTACTTGCGCTGTATGGTTAAGGCGGGAGTCAATCCAAAAGAATGTTTGATTGTCGAGGATTCTCACGTTGGGAGAAAAGCAGCCAGTGAGTCTGGCGCCCATGTAATGGGGGTAAAAGGTTTAGAAGATATAACCCAAGAGAACATTGACACTAGCATAGACAGAGCAACCAAAACAAACAAATCTAGATTCTTAAAACCTAAGTGGCAGGGCGGAAATATGAAGGTTCTAATTCCAATGGCTGGGGCTGGTTCGAGATTTGAACAGGCCGGATACACTTTTCCAAAACCACTCATAGAGGTGGGCGGAAAGCCAATGATCCAGCTTGTGGTAGAGAACATTAATGTTGATGCTGAACATATTTTTATAGTGCAGAAAGAGCACTACGAGAAATACAACCTGCAATACCTGCTACATTTGATATCTCCAAATTGCAAAATCGTGCAGGTGGATGGTATAACAGAAGGGGCAGCGTGTACTACGTTGCTCGCCAAGGAATTTATTGACAATGATGAGCCTCTCCTTACGGCCAACTCTGATCAGTATGTCGATTGGGACAGTAACGAATTTCTGTACGCCATGCAGGCGGATGGCGTGGACGGCGGGATACTTACGTTTGACTCCGTTCATCCTAAGTGGAGCTTTGCGAAGGTTGACGACAGTGGATTCGTGACAGAAGTGGCAGAGAAGAAGCCCATCAGCAATAATGCAACAGTTGGTATATATTATTGGGCCAAGGGTAGTGACTATGTTAAATATGCAGAGCAGATGATCAAAGCGGACAGGCGTGTGAATAACGAGTTCTATGTCTGCCCAGTTTTTAATGAAGCCATAGAGGACGACAAGAAGGTAAGAATATTCCCGATAGAAAAAATGTGGGGATTGGGAACCCCGGAAGATCTGGACATTTTTATAAAGAAGTAACATGAAACTTATATCACATCGCGGAAATCTGATCGGCGCAGACCCCGGAAAAGAGAACCGTCCATCTTACATTAAGAGCGCGCTTAAATTGGGATACGACGTTGAAATTGACGTATGGAACCTAAACGGAACTTGGTTCTTAGGCCATGACGACCCAAGTTACGAGCTAGCGGATATCAAGTTTTTGATGAATGAGAAGCTTCTCTGTCATGCTAAAAATTTAACCGCTCTAGACAAAATGCTCGTCCATACAAATATACATTGTTTCTGGCATCAAGAAGACCACTACAGCATCACCAGTGGTGGGTATATAGTTAGCTATCCCGGCTATGAAACAACCTCAAGAACTATTTGCATGAAGCCGGAACTGGCTTCTTTGGACTCAACTCGTAATTGCCACGGCATATGCTCTGATTATATTCAAAAGTGGGGGTCATGTCTGACATAAAAAAATACATAGAAAGAATGTGGCCTCTACCTCACATCTCTCAGGAGAACAAGCAGGTCAAAATATTTCTACGCGATACAGAACAGGAACATGTGAAGGGTTCTGGAGTGCCTAATAATGAGTGAAATTAGTATAACTTTTTTACAACACAGGCGTAACTTTATAGATCTATTTATCCACTTTATCAACAAGATTAAACCAGAGAACAGAAAACTTCTCAGTATTAATTTTATGTTGACGGACAATTTAGATCTGTGTGATCTAGACACGGATGTTCCATATAAGCTCATGTATTTTAGTGGAAGAAGACCTACTAACAATTACAAATCTAAAATGTGGGCGATGCTTGAGGAAGACTCTAAATACACAGTTAAGTTTGATGAAGATATAATTATGAGCAATCATGTTTGGGATTACATGATTGAAAATAGAGAAGTATTATACGAAGACCCAAAAACTCTTTTGCTAACACCTGTAGTCAACATAGGTGTGCCGACGTGCGACATGTTTATCGAAGATTTTTGTTCAGATGGACAGAAACAAAAACTAAACTCTATGTTTTTAAAACAGGACATGCAAAAAACCGCTGGGGAAACATGGGCTATTGAAAACAAGGAATTCAACAACCTAAATGCCCACACGATAGAAGCCGATGAATGGTGTCCAGACGAGTACTGGAAAACTGTAGATGGGATGTCGGCAGAACTCAAGGGTATCCACCCTGTTCGCGTAGACTTTGAAGCTCAAAGCTATTTAGCGGAAGCCGTGGTAAATGACGTTCCTTCGTTTCTTGAAAAAAGAGAATACAGTATTGATACTACTCATAGACCTTATCTATGCAATGACGCCTGTATGATGAGAACTGATGTATACCGCGATATAAATGAATTTAGTGAGTTTTTACCATATGATGAAATACCAATGAACGCCTACAGAAGGTCAAAAGATCTACGCTTTGGGTTTATGAGAAATGGTCTAGCGCTACACACACTTTATGGATATGTATCAACTGGTCATGAAGATAGATTAGAGATGGAAAACCATATTTACCAATCAATCAAAAGTCAAACACATTAACAAAAGGAAGACGGATGAAGACTTTAAAAGAGATCGCCTTGGACGTTTCTGAGCATAGCCTACTTTCACCACATGTTATGCATTTCACAGAAGTGTACGAAAAGTTTTTTAAAGAGTTTAGAAACGAGAAGTTTAGATTTCTATTGATAGGCGCTGGCAAGGGCGGCTGCATAAAAGTGTGGAGAGAGTACTTTCCTAACGCCGAAATCTTCATCGTAGATATTCGTCCAGAATGCAAGGAGCTTGAAGAACCCGGCGTGGAGATACATATTGGAGATCAGGCAGACGAGGAATTCGTCCAAGAGCTTGTCACCAAAACCGGCGGAAAGTTTGATTTAATCATTGACGACGGCGGTCATCAAATGTACCAGCAGATGAACTCGCTCATTCTGCTCTGGAACTCCCTCAATCCAGAAGGTCAATATGTAGTTGAAGATCTACACACATCGTATTGGGATGGTTTTGGAGGCAGTCTTCACGGGGCAAACATGAAGCTGGTTTCTCCCAACCCGAACACCAACCCCACAACCATAGACCTTCTTAAGTGTTTGGTGGACAACCTAAACGCCATCCACACAACCAGACAGGCCCAGTGGGACGATGACTATGTAGAGTATCTTGAGCTAAAAAACTCAGACAATGCTTATAAAGACGCCCTAGTTGCCGAGCCTATGGCAAATGTCAACAGTACCTTAGAGTCTCTTCATTTTTATGACTCTCTAGCCATTCTGATAAAAGTATGATACTGGTATCTAATAATCTTAGAAACTATATGAAAATCCCTGATCACTATGTGATACGGGTTAATCTTGCGTGGACATTTTCACTTGAGGATCTTGTTGAAAATCTTGACAGCTACACTAATGACTTTTTTATTGATATCCCATCTGGCAGAACAAAGCCTCCTAGCAATAAGTACAGTCTGGAGGCGCTGCACCCCCTTTTTCTGAAACACCCCAACGTAAGATATCTTGCTATTTCTAATGTGGAAAAATCTTCCCAGCTAGAAAATTACGGGATGTTTGGCGCTAGACCAATCCTTGTTCCTAAAATTGAAAGTATCGCTGGGGTAGAAAATATTGATGAGATAATGTCTGGTATAAAGACTGAAAAAATCATCATGATAGATCACGACGATCTACATACATCTCTGATTAGCAATGGCGTGCCACCATCTAAGTTGTATACTGACTACATTGACCCATTGTTGGACTATTGCAGCGATAATAACATATCGGCACTAAGAACCAGAGGAATAGTATTTAGCGATGAGTAAACTACCAAAAATCCTAGTGTCTTCCGTTATCAGATCAACTCAGAGAGGGGATAGCCACGGTGGTCTATATGTTGTTGATCTTGAGAAAGGCACACACGAACAGGTTTTAGACTGGAAGTATCCTCATATTAGTTGGGATTCTGGTGGTGGAGACCGTGGTTTAAGAGGTCTAAAATTCTACAACGGAGAGCTATATGCTGCTGGAGCTAGAGCTATCTTTGTGTTCGACAAGAACTACGAGCTTGTGCGTCAGTATCGACATAACCTTTTAGTTGGAACACATGAAACATTTATATATCAAGATCACTTGTTTGTAATAGCTAATTCATATGATCTCATTCTTGTGTTTGATCTAAAAAATCAGATATGGCCACAGGCATTTCAACATACTTTGGACGGTTTCATAAATTTTCTGAGTCCAGAAGCTCCGCAGATTCCTGACTATGATACAAGTGGGGAAGTAATTCGAGACGAAAACGATCCGCAACAAGCTAAATGGAGTATGATTGAAGAAAGCGAC